GTCGGAGGGGAGGGGGACCGTCACTCCCTACATCCCTCCACGTTCCGAACCACTTGATGGGTCGAATCCGGCAGGAGCCGAGTCGTGATGTGGTGGCAGGTCAGGCCAACGTCGCCTAACTGGGCATTCTCTCCGTCATTCGCTGGTACCTCCCTGCTGACGGCTGTTCTCGGCGGCTGTCGGTACAGGTGTACCGACGGATTGTACCGACTCCGGCACCGGAAGCCAAAGTCCAACACGTGCACAATCGGTCGCTACGAGGTGCTCGAGATAGCGAGACCGCGACATACCGAGCGCTGCGGCGCGGGTGTCTGCCGCCTCTCGGAGCTTCACCGGCACGCCGCGTGCGGCGATTGTGCATGTCTCTTGGCTCACGACTGCCCCTGCTTGGTGGATACGGATTAGCATACGTATCCGGTACCGTCTACCCCTTTCGGCGGAATGGGAGCAACTTGCCGCGCTCGGGTGCCGCACGACCAATCGCCGCGGCGGTCTCGGCTGCATCGGTGGCATCCACCTGTGCATAGTGGGTGAGCATCACGGGGACTGTGACCCCGAAGTGGGCGGCGGCAACGTGCGGGGGAATCTTGGCCTGCATTGCTTGCGTCATGGCCAGCGCTCGCAATGCATGGGTCCGAAACTCGGGCACCCCGGCCTTCCGGCACGACGCCTTCAGGTTCCGGAGTAGGGTGCGGTCATTGGCTTTGGCGTAGCCGTGAAACGGTACATTGGTCGAGGGCTGGACCTCTCGCATCGCGAGGAGGTACTCGACCGTCGAAGGAGCCAGCGCCACGATGCGGACTCCGTCTGTGCGGCTTGTTCGCTTGCCCCGCACTGTGACGTTCGTCCGCGGTCCTTCCAGCCGGAAGTCGTCCCACGTGAGTTGGAGAACCTCGTTGACTCGGCACCCGGTAGCGTGGATGAGCTCCAACGCCCGGCGCTGCCAGTTGTCTTCCTCGAGCTGCTCCAGGACACGGCGTGCCTCTGAGGCAGTCGGGACGTAGTCGTTCTGAACCCGCCTCGGGACCGGTGGCCGAACCTTCGGAAGCGAACGGTCGGGCACCAGGCCACGCTCACGCCCATAGTTCCAAGCTTGGCCCAGGTACACGAGGGTCAGGCGGATGGTCGCGGGGCTGTAGTTTGCGTCGAGCAACGCCGTTTGGAACGATTCGATGGTGTCCTTACGCACTCGGTCGACCAACACAGCCCCCATGTGCGTGACGATTCGCTTGCCCGCGTGAACCTGGGCTGCCTTGGTCTTCTTGGATGTGCGCGCAACCGTAGCGGCGTGTTCGGCCCAGGCATCCACCAGTCCAGCAATGGTCCCGGTCTCGCGAGGACGGTCGAGGTCATCTTCCGCGACCCGCTTGGCGAGCTCCTTGGAAATCTCCTTGCGCGTAAACCAACCCGAGACGACGGTGACGTCCTTGCCGTCTCGTCGAATCACCGCCTGCCAGTACCAACGCGTCGGGTCCGAAGACTTGGGAGCACGCTTCGCTCTCGCGCGCACGTCTCCCATATGCACCGGCTTCGGTCGCCTTGGCTTGCGGGTGGGCATGGTGGACTCCGCTCCGGAGCCTACCTTGCTCGGCGGTTTCACGAGGCCTTCTTCGCCGCGTTTGCCAGCGCCGACAGACCTCGTCCCGGCGTTCGTCGGGTCCGAGTGCTGGGCCTTGGCTCAGGCCTGCCGTCCCGCTTCACCGCGCGGAGGAGTTCCTGCCTGTCGACTCGCCGCACCGGTCGTTCTCGCCCTTCAATGTGCAGCTCGTGGATGAGGTTGCGCTCGGCCATCCAGCGGCGAGCGACTGTGGAGTCGATGCCGAGGAACTTGGTTGCTTGCGGCACTGTCATGAGGTCGCCGACATCGGCGCGTGCTGCGATCTTCTCGACCGCCTTGCGGATGCGCGTCGCCTCGCTGGCAAGCGTCGCCAGTGCTTCCAGGATGCGACTCATGCCGCCTCCAATGCCTTGGAGCCGAAGATGGTGGCGACCTGCCTTTCGCTGATCTGCCAGCCGTCGGCGTGGAGGATGTCCCAGACGTCGGCCACACCCAGACTCGGGTAGTGCTTCCGAATGTCGGCGATTTCCGCTTCTCGGCGTTCCTGCAGGGGAGGGATGCACATCACCCGGCGGTCCTGGCGGACCGCATGGTCAGAAGTGGGGACTCCCTCGCTACGGAGCTTGTTGGTGAGCCACGGGTCCGACGCGTCGGGCACCTCCTTGAGCAGCTCTCGGAGACGCTTCCGGCGGAACTCGCGCACCTGTGGAGTGGAGGGGCCACTCGTACTGCTGAGCGCGCCTGGCACCATGGCCTGTCCGCGGCCCGCGTAGGGCCACTTCTCGGTCAGGCCGGTGTCCCGCCACCACTGGTGGACCCTGCGAGGACCGACACCGAAGTACTTCGCGACATCGGTGATGGTCACCCTGCGGGAGACCATCTCGCGGCGCCAGTGCTCGAGGACGCTGATGGGCGGACGACCGCGGCGGGGCTCGGGCTGGGGTGAAGTGGTCACTCGAACACCTCCACAGACCGTGTGATGCGGCCGTTCTCGACCGTGTTGCGAATGTGGGGCTCTCCGCGGAGGTTGATGCGCTCGTGCTTACCGACCACGCGGAACACCAAGGGAGGCATCTCCTCGGTGGCGTTGACGAGCTCGTCGATGGTCTTGGGTTCGGGACCGGTGGCGACGACTCCCCACACCCCAACCTGCTCGACGGACCAGCCAGGTCGCAGCCAGTGGGGGTTGGCGAACAGTGCCTTGCGGGTGCCCCAGCGAGTGGAGGGGCCAGTGCGGATGCCGGAGCGGACTCGAATCAGGATGCGGGCCATCAGGCATCTCCGAGGATGTGGAGGGCGATGATGCGGAGCGCTTCAGCGTCCACCCACCGAGAGCCGTCCGGAAGGCGTGTCTCGTCCTCCCCATCAAGCTGTTCCAGCTGTTCCCAGACCTTGCCGCCAAGGGACAGGTCTGAGTGTGGCCCAATGCTGATGTGTGGCTCTGGGAGGTGTTCGTCTGGCTCAATCATCGGCAGCTGTACCAGCTCAAGTGGGCTGGACTCCGGGTGGAGGCCCTGGTTGCGCCCAATGGCCCAAGCCACATGGGCCCGCCCAGTTGCGTGGGTGAGGTCGACCCCAAGGGACAACAGCGGAACCTGTCCCACGTCGGGCTCTTCGTCGACAGACGGCGGCAGGACGAGCCACACACATGGTCGGTCGTCTTGGAACGTTGTTGGACCGAAGACAACACCGCGCTCACCGGGCCAGAGCATCCGGCCAGCACTGCGCACGCAGTCGGTGACGACCGTCGGCGTGGTGTGTCGCGCCACCCCCGGCAACGTCGCCGGCACAGTCAGCGCGGCCAGTTGCTCGTTCGTCGCCGTCTTCATGCTGCACCTCGCCGTTCGTCGAGGTCGAGCCACGCCCGCGAGAACCGAACCACCAGGTCCATCAACCAACCCCGTTCTGCGGCCGTCGATGTGCGGCCCAGCAGCTCGTTGCATGCGGCTTGGGGACCACGGGTGGCGAGGGAAACCAAGTCGAAGCCGTAGGGGCCGACGAGGCCTCCCCGGGGCACGCGGCGTCCGGTGATGGTGAGGTGGCGAGCCGCGTGCGAGAGGACGACGTCGGGGCCAGGGCCCGCGAGACGGAGCACGCAGACTCGCTCACGGTCATCGCCAGGCTGCTCGTGGATGATGGTCAGCTGCCAGGGCATGTGCCCCTCCATTGGTCGACAAGGGCGTTGAGGCGGTCAGCGGCTTCGGGACCTGCAGGAATCGTCAGGTCCCGGAGCCACTTCTGGTGGGAGAGGAAGACGAGGAGGTCGAGGGCCTCGTCGCGAGTGGAGCAAGACTCCGGATGGGGCGCTCCCTTGGAAGGTCCAAGGAGGAAGCCGCCGGAAGGCAGATGGGTGACCGTGAACCGGCCGTAGAGGGGGCGCTTGCTCACAGCAAGCCAGTCGCACTGACGGTGGCGCCAGCCGTCGACGACGCGGAGTCCCTTGTCGGTAGTGATGTGCTCCCGGGTGGCCTCGACGTCGTCCTCCGTCCAGGTCCGGAACGACCAGAGCGTCGTCTCGAAGTCCTCGCCGGCGGCCTGCCCGATGTAGACCCGTACCGGCCAGACCGCGTGTCGCGGGTACCGTTCGAAGATGAGCTCCTCGTGCTCCTCGTGGTGGGTCTCACCGCATGGGCAAGTGTCCGGGTCGTTGCCCGCAGCTGGCCCGGGGCAGACCTGGACGTTGGAGAAGACCTCGATGTCGAAGACGCCGGGGTCGCGGTCACCGCGGTCCACCACGTCCACGGCATGTTCGATGAGCTGCCCGAGAGTGGCGTCGAGCGTCGCACCGGTCCAGCACTGCTCGTCGGTGAGCTCAAGGCAGCGGACCATGAACGGGTCCGTTCGCATGGCGTCGGTCATGGGGTCGCCTCCGGCACCTGGTCCCAGGTGCGTCCGTCGAGTTGGCGGCCGGCTCGCTTCTTGCCGACTCGGTTCATCCACACGGGCTCGCGACCCGTCCCGCATCCGGGGACACCGGCAACGACCTCGTCGGTGGCTGTGTTGCGGCCGGTCTCGTCGAGCTTGACCCGAGATGCAGAGTCGTCGAGACAGTGGCCGGTGGAGCGGGGGCACCATGCCCCCCACTGCTTGAAAAAGAAGGCGGTGTCCGCTTCTGCACACTGGGTCTGCAGCGAACGAAACCAGCTTGGGTGGCTCGGTCGAGCGTTTGGTCCCGACTCACCGCCGGCTATGACCCAGTCGATCAGGTCGGCCGGCCACAAAAGGGAGTGCGGCCCCAGTGACCGGGCGGCGACGGTGTCTACGCCAAGCAAGTTCACCGGCCCCAGCAGCGGCTCACACGACAGGAACCGAATCCGGGCTGGAACCTGGAACAATAGCGGGATGCGCTCGTCCGCCCGCTGCTGGTCCTCGACCGTGGTCCCGGCCCACGCGTTTACTGGCCAGCCTTGCAGTGTTCCCCACAACGCCATGACGTCCGGCCGCTTCGTGAGCAGCAACCAGTCCAGGTGCGGTGTCTGTTTGATGAGCCTCCAGAGGTCCAGGCGCCACGCGTCGACCTCGGGCCGGGGCTCAAACACGTCAGCCATGGAGGCACAGAAGACCTTCCGGCGGATGCCGCTGGCCTCGGCCTCACGGTTCCACTTGAGGGGCTTGCGCCAGTTCGCGTCGCTGGTGCGCTTCCGGTTCGAGCCCGGCCCCCACTGCCCGAACACCTTGCTGTTGCGGCGAGCGAAGCCCTCCGCGTAGCAGTTGCGGCAGGCCGGAGAGACCTTGGTGCAGCCGGTCCACGGATTGAAGGTGAAGCCTGGCAGGACGGTGCCGTCCTCGAGGCGGGTGGCGGTCCATTCGATGGTGGTGGTGTCAGGCATCGGACACCACCGGCATTGGGAATCGCAGGACGAACACCGCCTTGCAGTAGTCGGGGCCGTCGCCGATGATGACGATGGGGTCGGGGTTGGTAGGGTTCTCGCCTTCGTGGTCACGGGCCGTGATGGCGGCTGCGATGAGCCGGTCGGCTGCCGTCGTGTGGACGGTGTGCATCTCGCCGGGCTTCACATTGCGGCGGTTTTGGGCCTCTGCCCGTGCCTTGGCCTGGAGGGCTTGGAGCAGAGTGATGCTGTTCGACTCGGGTGGCGGGCGACCCATGATCTGGTTGACGAAGCCGAACTGAATCCAGCCATCGTCCGGGATGTCGTCGCCCAAGGAGTGCAGCGCCAGCCGGTCTCGCAGTTGCTGGAGGTGTCCAGCATCGTTTTCGATGGACGCGGGGTACTCCTCGGCGTGGTCGAGCACGGACAGGAGCCAGCAGACGGCGACCTCGATGGGGTTGCCGTGGGCACCGAGGGAATCCTGGATGGCGTCCAGGTCGTGGGTGGAGGCGTCCATCAGTAGTCCCACTTGTTGAGGACGCAGTTGTCCTCGTCGAGTTCGATGATGGTCCCCACGGCGTACATGGCGAGCCACTTCTGTTCGAAGCCGAACCAGCGACCGAACTCGGTGGGTTGGCGCTTGTGCTCCGTGCCCCACCCGAAGCGGATGTCCTTCTTCAGGTCGGAGCCCTTCACCTGCCCGGAGCAGATGGTCCCCTCGGGGGTCTCGCCAAACTCGTAGTCGTCGGCCTTCTTTGGGAGGCTGATGAGCACGCGAATGTCTGAGTCCCACTTGCTCTTGGGTTCCCCTTCCTTGTGGATGTGGAGCCAGCAGGACGAGTACTCGCCCCACTCAAGCCTCATGTAGATGCTGCTGGGCCCGTCGCAGCCGCAGGGGTCGTCGTTGGCATCGCCCAGCAGCTCGGCAATCAGCTCCGAGAGCTTCACCCGCTTCGGCGCCAGCTTGAGCAGGTCGTCCATGTCCTTCTGGAGACGAGCAGCGACCACATCCGCGACGCGTGCCTGGATCTGCCGCTCCAGAATCTGGCAGACGACATGGCCGTAGCTGGGGATGTTGAGTCGGTCGCCGACTCGCAGGGAGCTTGTGACCACCTCCTTGATGGACTGTCCGGTCTTCGACCACGACCGCATTGCATCGGCGATAGTCTCGTCCACTAGATTCTCGACGTGCTCCTCAACCTTGGTACGCACCCGGTCAGGGGTCACTGCGCCATCAAGGGCGGATTGGACGAGGGTGGCGAAAGCGCCTTGTGTTGCCTGTTGCTCGGACATCAGTCCTCCAGGAGAGCCCGAATCGCCTCTGCGTCGGGGTGGCTGCGCAGCTCGCTGGCTGCTTCTTGGAAATCGTTCCCGTCCAACGCATCAACGAGAACGCGGCGGACGGCAGGGTCGTTGAGGGTGCAGGGGGCCCACTTCAGTCTTCGGGCCACCTGGGGCTTGGGGCTCCCCTCTCCGCCGTGGGAGCAGTCATCGCGCGAGACGGCGATGCGCAGCACGATGGAGGGGAACTTGTGCTTGGCTCGGGAGGTGATGGGGGCGGCGTTGACTTGGGCATCCACCCAACGCCCGGTGCGGACACCATCCGAGCCGATGACAGGCTCAGCCATGGACCACCTCAATCGCCCCAAGCGTGGTGGCCTCGCTGAGGAGCTCGGCAGCGGGCCCGATGAACACCCGGTCCATCGCGCGAATGAGGGTTGCGAGGCGGGACGGCACACCGCGGGTGTCGCAGCGCTCGTACTCCTCGAGCACAGGGCACCCAGCGTCGCGGAGAGCCCTGTTTTCGGCGCGCAGCTGAGCGTTCTCGGCCCTGAGCCCGGCTGCTTCGTCGAAGTACCGCATGGCGTCGTCGGCGGTCTGCTCCACCTGGGCGAGGGCTTCCGCCGCGTCGTGAATCGTGAGTTCCACCGTCCCCCCTCAGTTCGCAGGCTGGAGGCAAGGGGGGCCGGCCGGAACCAGCACTTTGACCAGGTGCTTCAACAGCACGCTCAGGGGGCGGCCACTTTGCCAACGCCACAGTCCGAGCAGGCCCACAATCCACACCATCATGGTGAAGGACTCGAACACCACTTCGGCAATACGTTCCAGGAGCCAGTCCACGGCATCCTCCATGTGTTGCTACCCAATGGAACCGGGGGCAGCGTCCGGTAGATGTGTTGGCTACTTGAGTGCAGCCAGTCCGGTGTCGAAGCAGGTCCGCGAGTGCTCTGACCGCCACCACGCAATCCAGTCCCGCCCGAGCGTTGTTGTGCGGGCGAAGAGGGTGCGACGGTGCCTACGCCACGGGCGGTAGTACACCTCGAGAAAGCCGTGAGCTTGGGCGATGCGGGCTGCCCGCTGGTAGTGGCCACTCCCTGTCGCGAAGAGGCGAGGGTGCCTGCCCACCGGGTGCTCTGGGTCGAGCGCGACTGCCGCGATGACCTCCCACTGTGGAACACCCATCCCCCGTTGGAGACCGCTTGGAAGGAGGGGCATCCCAGCTTGACGGGCGACGACTACGCGGCCACCCAACTCACTGATGACCGGGTGGCCGGCGGAGGGGCCGACCCGCTGGAGTAGTCCAACATCTTGAAGGCGGTGTGTGTACCGGCGGAATGTTCGCGCCGAAGCTTGGAGGCCGAGTTCATGCGAGCAGAGACCAGGATGCTGGTGGACGCGCCGGAGGAACTCGAATGCGTGCCTGTGGACCGGAATCATCAGCGCCCCCCATGGAACTGCCGGTCACGCCGGCGGATGGCAGCGCCCTGTTCCTGGGCCGCGATGAGGTCGCCCACGGTCTCCAGCGCCCCCTTGAGTCGGAGCTCGGCGACTGCTGCGCGGAGCACCCGGAAGCAAGCGACAGAGTCGGCCTGTGCCTCGTGCGCATTGTCGAGCTCGAAGCCGATGAGCTCGCAGAGCGTCCCCAGCTTGTGGTTCTCCGCGTGGGGCCAGGCGGCCCAGCTCAGTGCGACCGTGCAAACGCCCCGGGGGACCCAGCCGGGGCCTGGCTTGGGCTTGCGGAACTCGTTCCGGAGGGCCTTGGCGTCGAAGTCGAGGTTGTGAGCAATCTGGATGCGACCCTTGAAGGCGGCAAGGACATCGCCAGCAACGAACCGGAAAGGGAACGCCTGGCCCAGCTCGAGGGCCACATCCATCTGCTTGGTGCTGATGCCGTGGATGCGGGTCGAGGACTCGGGGATGGTCCTGCCAGGGTGGATGTACTCGTTGAAGGCCACCACGGGCTCATCGTCTGCGATGCTTGCGTGCAGCACGCACAGCGAAATCACCCGGTCCCGGGATGCACCGTAGAAGTGGAAGCCGGTGGTCTCGGTGTCGAAGATGGCCAGCGGCGCGCTGTCGAGCGCGAGGTCGGCCACGTCCTCACGCCAGCGCTCGTAGGAGGTCACTCTTCGCCCTGCCCGTTGTTCTGGATGAAGTCCTTGGCGAGGTCGGGGTTCTCGCGGAGCTTGCGGAACGCAGCCACACGGCCCTGGCGGTTGGTGTAGGCGAGGCCTTTGCCGAAGGACTTCCGGTGCCACGCGTCAGCGTCGGCGAGGGTGATGCCCAGGTCGCCGAGGGACTGCTCAAGCTTGTCTTTCTCGGCGTCCCACTGGCCGTCGACGACGTCGGCCCGGCCGCTGTTGAGCCACCGCCAGATGTCGCGGCCCCACTCCTCGCCCGGCTTCTCGTAGCACTGGTCTTGGAACTTGCCGGTGCGGTCCTTCTCGACCGTCACCCAGTGCTCGGTGTTGACTCCGAGCAGCATGTCGAACTCGTACTCCAGCCCCTTGCCCTGCACGGGCTTGGTGCCGACCCGGACCACTTCGGTCTTGCCCCTGTCGTTCTTCTGGATGTCCCACTCGGTGGCCGAGCGCATGCAGACGATGACGTCCGCGTCGCACAGCTTGAGGGCCCGAATGAACGACTCCTGCTTCGGGGTGCCGACGGCCCAAGCGCGGTGGGAGTTGCCACGGTACCGCTGCGTGTTGGCGAGCTTGTCAATCTCGGCCAGCAGCTCCTTCCAGGTGTGGGAGATGCTGTCGATGATGATCTGGGAGTACCCCTCGGCCGGTGCCTCGGCGAGAACCTTGGAGACGTTCTCGATGGTCGGAGGGAAGTCGCCACCGGGGTTCATCTCGAGGATGTCGAAGTCGAAGGTGTCGGAGTAGAGCTCGGAGGACCGGAACTCGGTGTCGATGAAGAGGATGCGGCCGTCGAAGGGCTGTTCCTGGCACATTCCGGTGGCCAACCGAAGGGCGGTGTAGGTCTTCCCAGAGCCGCTCGGCCCATAGATGGCCACGCGGCCCTTCAGGTTCTTCTTCTCGGCCTTGCGGGTACGGGTCTTCCAGCTGGCTACCATCGTGTTGCTCCTCGCCCCGCGGCTTCGCGCCTTTCCGGGGTCGTAGGTGGGGGCGCCCTCAGAAGGGCTTCGGGTCAAGTTGGGGCTCGACTTCGCGCACGAGCACGACCGCGCCTTGGGTTGCGTTGGCGACGGCTTCCGCCAGGCAGGCGAAGAAGCCAGCCTCAGCCCAACGCTCGTAGATGTGGGACTCGATGGCCTCTTCCGGGCTGCCACCCGCCGCAGGCGCTTCGGCTGCCTCAGCCAGCACACGGGCCGCCCACTGCTCAGGCGTGCAGCCCAGGCGCTCGGCCACATCCACACCTGCCCTGAGCGCCAACGCCTTGGCGGTGTGCTCGTCGGCCTCGGCGGACCGACCCTGGCGACGCAGCCGGTAGGCCGCGCCCTCGTGCCACTGGGCGGCGCCGAGCTGCTCGCGCTGGGCCTCGGTCAGGGGCTTGGAGGAGTGCCGTCGAGAGTCCTGCTCACGGCACATCTTGACGATGCTCAGGCAGTTTGCGGCGACGAGCGCCTCTTCGCGGGCGAGGTACTCGCGGTTCTGCCGGCGGGCCTCGGCCCAGTCCAGGCCTGGGGTGTGGCGGTTCCGCTTGATCTCGTGACGGGGCGCAGATTTCCTGTCCTGGCCATCGACAGAACGGACACCTGCGGAGAGGCCCTGAGGCTCCCGGATACAGCCAATTTCATCGCTGGACGTGTCAATCGCGTCCGGCTCTCTGGACGAAAACTGTCCGGAGTTGTCGCCCACGCACCCGGAAACGCCTGTATGTTCAGTGCGTCCCCGAGAGGTCGCGGCGATTTCGAGGGGGGATGAGACCACTGTGGCGGCTCCGATATCGGTGTCACCGGTAGACTACCGCCACCCACCAATATCGTCCACACCGATATTCAAGAAAGATCACCCCAGAGCAGACCTGGACTTCGAAATGAACGAGCACGACGAAATCCTCGCCTACTGCTGCGTAGATCTTGTTCGTCGCTCGCGATGGACTCTGCTCGCGCTGGCGGTGGTGCTCCGCATCTTCGGAGGCGAGAAGTGGCCTACTGCTGCTGCCTCTCTGCCCGCTTCAACATCGCCTCCAGGAGGTACAAGGTGTCGTCGCTCAGATGGGGGTGGGCCTGAACCAAGCGCGTGACGATGCTTGCAATGCGAGGGGGAAGGGCATCGATTCCCAGTCCCTTGTCCTCGTCACCCCGCACCTCGAGGTGCCCCTCAAGCGCCTCGAGCAGGCTGTTCAGAGTTCGGAGTGTTGCCCCGTCCTTCCCTCTCTCCAGATCGGAGATGGTGCTCTGGGCCACGCCAGATTGCTCGGCGAGCTGGACCTGGGTGACGCGTCGGGACTTCCGGAGCGCCCGGAATTCTTCGTGGAACGGTGAACTCATGGACGGAGATTACCGAGAAGGGGTTGCGCCCGGATACCGTTGTCAGCTATATCGGTGGCAACGGTAGGAGCATTCATGTCGACTCTCCGACGCCTGAGGCAGCAGTCGGGCCTGACCCAGGAACAGCTGGCAGCAGCAGCCAGCCTCTCCCAGACCACCATTTCTGATGTCGAGCGTGGGATTTCATCGTTCAGTCGAGCAGCCCTTGGCCGTGTGGCTGTGGCGTTGGCGGTTCCACTCGGCCGCCCCCCTGAAGCCGTTGCTGGCGAGTTGGTGCTGGGTGCAGACGCCGCGCCTCTACCGGCTCCCACTCAGGAGTCTTGCACTGAAGTTGTGGAGGCGGCGTGAGCACCGAACGACCAGACGCCATCGCGGTCCTCTACTGGCTCCAAGACGAGGCCCAACGCATCGCAGAGTCCGGCTCCCCCAGTGTGTCGGTTCTCCCTCTCCTGCGGGCGCTTCATGGCGAGGCCGTAGAGAGCCTGAACGGCACGCTTCCTGCGAAGCGAAAGTCGGCGGCAGACTGGCTGGCTGTGGCGCGTGCGAAGCCACCACAACCCGTCGCGGAGGCATCGCGCACCTTTGGTCCTATTTCTCGGCCTGATGAGGACGAACGGCGATGCTGACCACTGCGAGCCACTTGCCGGTTGGCCCACCAATCCTCGAGCCGTGTCGGACGATATCGGCAATGCACAGCTCCAGCGGCACCCCTGGCGGCCCGATGAGCGTTTTGGGTGGAGACTGGAATCTCTCCGGATTCGTTCCGCGTTCCGTTGGCCGAAGCGTCACCACAGTCTGGCCGTACCCGTCTCGAACATCGGTGCGGTCCTCGGAAAGCGTGAGGTCCCACATTGGACCAAGTAGCGCTGATGCTGCTTCGGATGTGGTCGGGGTGAAGACGCCGAAGAGCCCATCTTCTGGAAGCCATTCGTCGACGAGCACATCCGTCAACAGGGCTCGCGAAAATGCTGTCACGGGCAGGTCTTTGGTCTGCTCCTCGGCCCATCGTTGTAGGCGTTCTTCCACGTCGCCTCGCGTTGCCCAACCGCGCCACGTGATCCACTCGTGGGCCTTGACGTGTTCGAGGTCGAACCGGCTCAGACGCCTCTCTGGCTCAAGATTCCTGATGTTGTGCTTCATTCTACTCTCCACCACTGCCAGGGGCGATGCTTCCGCCCCTGTTTGCAGTGGTGGTGTCTCTACCCCCAGTGATCTCGTGGTTGCCACCTGCGGGAATCCGCTACCCATCCCGGTCGGGGAGGCCGCGTGACCCACTGGCTCTTCAACCTGTGCTTCCGCTCAAGCAGCACCACCCATGTGGGCCGCTGGGGCGCCAAGTCCTTCCAGATCACGCGTGCGGCCCGGGGCCCCTTCTGGGAGGCCACCGTCCGCCGCACCGACGACTCGACCCCGAAGGCTTGCCTCAACTTGGTCGACCTCGACTCCGCGGTGCTCTGGGTGGTCGATACCCTCGACCTCTCGCCCCCTCCCGAGGGCTGGGACGGCCGGGTCCACACCACCCACGAGCCCGTCGTCTTCGACAACGTGGTGCTGGGCTTCAAGACCGACCGGTACCACATCGACACCGAGGGCACCTGGTCGAACATCTCCACGGCCATCCAGGAAGTGGAGTGCCCGAAGTGCCACGCCCGGAAGGGTGAGCCCTGCATCTCGACCAACACGGGCATGGGGTACGGCCGACTGGCTGCTACCCACCGCGCCCGGGTGCTCGAGGCCGGCGGTTCGCCTCCCCTCGACGAGGGTGCCCGGCGGGTGACGACGACGCAGCTGGTGAAGTGGTTCCGGAGCGCCGAGACGCCCGAGCTGCCGCTCCCCGCGGTGCAGCCTGTTCCCGCGCCGGAAGTTGTCGCCCCGGAGCCTGCTGCCTCGGCGGTCGATGACCTGGCCGTCCCAACGGGCGCCGACGTCGTCCCCGTGCCCGAGGACCTCACGCTCGCCGAGCTCGAAGCCGACCTCTGGCGCCTAGCCACCGAGGGCCACGCCACCGTGTCCATCGCGTCCCTGCTCGCTGCCCTGGGCGGCCGTCCCAACGTCTGCCTGGTCGCCTCGTAGTCCTCCACGCTCCGGCCCCCGCGTCACTGCGGACGGTCCGAGGGGCGGAGCGCTTCTCCCAGCCGTGTCCACACACCACACCACCCAAGCCCCTCCACTTCGTGGTGTGTGGGCACGGCTTCTCTTTGTCCCAAGACAACGGCAGAACGATGACCACCGACACTGTAGGTGCCGATACCCGGTACCGCACCATCGTCATCGACCCCCCGTGGATGGAGCGGGGTGGCGGGAAGAGCAAGCGGGGTGCCGACCGGCACTACCAGCTGCTCCACACGCGAGACATGCCGCGGGTCATCCTGCGCGCCCCGGTCTGGCGGCCCGCCGACGACTGCATCCTCTTCATGTGGGCCACGGCCAACCACCTGCCTGGCGCTCTGTGGCTCATCGAGTCGCTTGGCTTCCGGTACGTCACCAATGCCGTCTGGGTGAAGCCCCACGCCGGTCTGGGCCAGTACTTCCGGATGAGGCACGAGCACCTGCTGTTGGCCACCCGGGGCAAGGGCACGCGGGTCCGTACCGCGGCGAAGAACATCGCCTCGGTCATCGAGGCCCCCCGAGGCCGACACAGCCAGAAGCCCCTCACGGCCTTTGAGATGGTCGAGCGTCGGAGCGAAGGCCCCTACCTCGAGATGTTCGCCCGCTCTCGCCGCCCCGGTTGGGATGCCTGGGGTGACGAAGTTCCGGAGGCGGCATGAGCGACGTCCTCGCATGCCTCGGGCAGGACCCGGGGAATTCCACCGGCATGGCTGTCTGCAAGCTCGACGGGCTCCGCCCTGAGCTCGTGGTCGCCGCCATGATTCACGGCCCCCGCCACCTCTGGTGGCAACGGGCGATGGACTCGGCGAGCCGTCTCCAGTCCCACGTGGTCGACATCACCGGCAGGGACCTCCCGGCCTTCGTCGAGGCGGTCCCGAAGACCTTCCGCGATGGCTCGCTGGGCCCCGGCGTGAAGCGCGGGCATGACGCCTGGCGGGGACTCGGAGAGTGGCGGGGCCTCGGTGTAGGTGCCTTGCTGGCCTCCGGGCTCGAGGTCCACGACATCGACCAGGCCAAGTGGGTGCGCGCCACCCACACCCACCTCGGCCGCATCGCTACGGCGAAGTCGAAGGCAGACGCGGGACTCCGGGTCCGCGAGGCGTCCAACCTCATCGTGGGCGCTCGCGCCTTCTTCGAGCACGCCGGCGCCGCCTTCGGTGCCGTCCACGAGGACTCGCTGACGGCCGCACAGAAACGCCTGTTGGATGCGGCCGAAGCGATGCTCATCTCGGCTGCCGGCTGCTTCCTCCTGCGAAAGCACGGGGCCCGCATCCCTGCTGAAGCGCTGAAGTGCCCGAAGCGCGCCCCGGCCTCCACGACCACGGCCGCCGCCCGCCGACGCCGTGCTCGAGCAGCTCGGGGGCGCCGATGAGCCATCGTGTCTTCGTCATCTGGTCGGGGCACCGCAAGGGCCGCCGGACCAAGCGCAAGCTGGCCGGCATCCGGCGGGGCGAGTGGGCCTACGGCAACGGCTCCAAGATGGACCGCGAGCTGGCCCTGACCATTGCCGCGAGCCTCCGGACGCAGGGTCACAAGGCCCGCGTGGTGGATGCCAAGGGCGTCGAGGTGGTCATCCGCCCGAAGATGCACCCCGCCCGCATCGCCATCGAGAAGCAGTTGGAGCGGCAGAAGACTGCGTCGAAGCGCAAGCGGAGGCGCGCCCACGGCCCGCCCCAGTTGCGCATCTTCGGAGGTGCGGCATGACGGCTGCCGCAGCTTCCCGGGTGCCGGACCGTCCTGAAGAGAGGAGCGGAGGGACGACTCCGGCACCCACCTCCCTACCTGCCGAAACGCCGTTCAAGTGGCGTGTGGTCGAGGTGCTCTCTCGGTCGCCGGTCGGCATGACCGCCCAGGAGGTCGCCGACAAGCTCACCCCGCGGCACAACGAGCCCTTCACCTCCGCGGCCGACTACCGCGCGTGGCGGGACATCCGGGTCAACACGCCGAAGAAGGTGACCTCCGCCCTCGGCAAGCTCACCCTTGAGGGCCATGTCCAGCCTGCCGGCAACCCCCGGCTCGACCCCGCCGAGCTCGCTCTCTTCCTGGATGGCGGGTGGGAACGGTTCCGCCACGTCGAGCACGTCGTGGACGACGGCTGGATTGTCGGGCGGACCGTGACGGAGCCCCCGAAGCGGGAACGGTTCCGCCGCCTCATCGTCGAGGCGCTCGCCCAGGAGCCCACTGGCGTGCCCTACGCGTTGCTCCTGGAGCTGACTGGGGGCGCGACCAAGGCCGGCCGTGAGCTGCGGACCTGGCGCCGCGCCTTCAAGGACCTCGTCGACGCCGGGACCGTCATCCCGAGTCGCGCACGACTTCCAACACTCAAGGGGCTGCAGGCCCTCAGGAGACTCTGATGTACGTCTTCACCGTTCCATGCTCCATCACGCCGGAGTGCCAAGGCCTCCCCGAGTATGAGACCGCCCAGTCGGCCGGGATGGACCTCAAGGCGGCGATGCCCACCGTGGCCAACCCTTGGAAGGTGGTCAACGAGGTCGAGGTCCTGGTCACAACCTACAACACGCACAAGCCGCTCCGCCTCTTCCCGGGCGAGCGCCTTCTCGTGCCGACTGGATTGCGTCTGCAGCTGCCGCCCTCGCTCGAGGCGCAGGTGAGACCGCGCTCCGGTCTGGCCCTCCGGAAGGGGCTCACGGTCCTCAACAGCCCCGGCACCATCGACGCGGACTACCGCGGCGTGGTCGGTGTCATCCTCATCAACCACGGCACCCTCCCGGTGGCAATCCGGCCTGGCGACCGCATCGCCCAGCTTGTCGTGGCCCCCATCGCTCGTGCCGAGCTCGCCCCGAAGGTGACCCTCAACGCAACCGAGCGTGGCTCGGGGGGCTTCGGCTCGACGGACGTGGCGAGATGAACCGCGGCGAAGCCATGGACGCCATCCTCGACTCGAACACGACTGCGGTTCAGGTGGCCATCCTCCTTGGGTACATGCGCCACATGCCGTCCGGCGTGGCGGTCGAACAGGGTGTCTCGTGGCCAGGCCCGAAGACGTTGGCGCGGTACGCAGGCACCACCAGAAGCACGGTGATTCGGCAGCGGACCGCGCTCATGGACGCAGGTGTGCTGGTCGACGCTGGCACTCCGAAGGGTGGGACGCCACACCTGCGCATCGACTTCGAGGCGCTGGCGTGCTTCGCCGCGAGGAAGGTGAAGCGACGGACACCCACCCGCGAAGAACGGTGGGGGTCGACCGACGGTGATGCGGGGTCATCCGACAATGCGTCGGGGTCGACCGATGGTGGTGCACCCTCGACCGAAGGGCGGACATGGGTGTCCGACCATCGGACAGGGGAGGGGGTGTCCGACAGTCGGACAGGGCGTGTCCCATCATCGGACACGGGGGTGTCCGACAGTCGGACAGGGCGTGTCCCATCATCGGACACGAACCCTCTCAAAGAACCCTCCGAAGAGAACCCTCCGAAAGAACCTTCCGCAGTTCCCCCCCAAAGCCCCCCCCGAGGGGGGCCCGTGTCGGACCAGGCTCCGCCTGAGCGGACCCCAGCACCGATTCCGGATGCTCCTCCGCCCATCCGCCGGCGACGCCGTCGCGGGGCCAACGCCGCGGTCTCCGCCCCCGAGGCCGAGTGGACCCGTCGTGGGCTTCCCGCTCCGGACCTTCGATGCCGCGTGGACTGGCTCGGCAGCGAGTCCCTGGACGTCTGGGAGCGGTGGCGAGCGTTCACTGTGGACGTCGAAGCGGTGAGCACGCCGGTAGCGCTCGAAGGCGGTGAGCTGGAGACCATCACCGACGCCGTTCGCGAGCTGGGCGCCGAGCATTGCATCGAGGTTCTGGACTTCGCCTTCAACGGCCCCGACGACGACCACATCGTCGCCGGCTGGAGGCAGCACGCGGCGCGCTGCCTGCGCCCCTCGGTGCTCCTCGGACGCCAGCGCCGCCGCAACAGCGACATGACCCGCGCCTGGGTGCGAGCCGGCAAGCCCACCCGGACACCCAACCCATCCGGTCGGAGCCGTCGGCGCTCCCGCCAGTCCGGAGGTCTGAGCACGCTCGACCTCCTCCCCTCCCTCGACGACGACGCACGGAGAGCAGGATGAGCGCATCCACCTTCCGGTTCACCCAGGACGAGCACAAGGCCTTGCGCCTGCTGCTCGACGACGGGGTCTACCTCCCCGACCACGCCCCCGACCGACCCACCGCGAAGCCCAGCGCCCTCGAGCAGGCTGGCCGGCCGGAGCGTGAGGTCGAGGCTGCCCAGAAGGCCTTCGACGCCTGGAACGGCTGGCTGCGGGCGGAGGTGTCTCGGTGGCGGCAGCTCCTCGGCAGCCGAGGCACCGGCCACTTCGAAGCGGCCGTCTCCGCCCACCTGGTGAGTGAGCGTGGGCACCGCTGGCCGAAGACCTCGGACCTCTCTCGCCACCTGCCTGCTGCACCCTCATCCACATCTCGGGTGGGCGCGCAGGTGCTCCAGTTCACCGGCCCAGTGGTGTCGCAGGCGGCATGCGACGAGCTCGCCGACCGAGTGTCCAGCGAGGGCTGGTTCAGCGACGGGACCCCCTCCCACCTCGTGCTTGAGAGGGTGTGCCGCGAGTACCGGGCGGCGGGCCAACGCGAGGGCAAGGTCATCGTCCTCCGCTCTCACAAGACCGAAACGCAGCCCAGCGACACCGACCTCGGGCCCAAGGTGAAGGCTCCGGCGAAGCTCGTTGACTGGCTGACGCGGGGGGCCTCGTGAGCGCACCCCGACACATCGTTCCCCGGGGCAAGTGCCCCAGCGCGCCGGCCGCTTTGCCGGTTGAACCATGCAGGGAGGTGGGCGGAAAGGCGACCCCCGGCTCGACCGACTGGAAGGCTGTCGGTCGGGCCACTCCCTCGCTGGTTCGGGACCTGGCCTTGCCAGTCGCCATCCTCGCGGTGGTTGCTGCATGTGCCTACGCGGGGCTGGACTTCGCCCACAGCGTCGGGTTCAAGCAGGGGCGCCTGAAGACCGCGGGCGAGGCCTACGACGAAGGCATGGAAGCCGGCTTCGAGATGGGCCGCGAGACCGGGCGCCGCGAGTGTGCCGTCGAGAACGGGTGGGTGTCCTGATGGGTGCCCCTCGCCATGCGGTCATCTCGCTCGGGGCTACCTACGTCCGTCGCGGAGCCGCTGGCCAGCTCGGCCAGGTCGGGCCCATCCACTTCACGGTGATGGACCTCGACGGCGACGCCGACCCCGACACCAAGCTGGGCCAGTGCACGCCACTCGGTGGCGGTGGCCTCGGGTGGGCGATGTGGTCGGACCAGATGTCGTGGTGGCTCGGATGCTGCCCGAAGGCGGTCGCATGACGGTCATCGCAGCAGCTCGGGCCGTCGATGGGTCCGTCACAATCGGCGCCGACAACGAGACCGAGGTGGGCTACCTCCGCCTTCGGTCCCCAGGGAAGCTCCACCAGGTCGGTAGCGCCATCATCAGCGGCTTTGGCATCCGCCGGGTCGTGTTGAAGTTCGTCGAGCTCGCGTGCAGGACCACCGAGCTGCCCGGCGCCGACCCCGTAAAGAACGAGGCCTGGCTCCGCGGAGTCGCGTCCCACTGGGCCACCTCGATGCGAGAGGCGGGTGAGGGGACCACCGACGCGAATGGCTGGACCCTCAACTCCGCCCTCATCGTCGCGATGCCGGGGGCCATCTGGCGTGTCGACGGCTCCGGATGGTGCGACCCGGTCCAGGAGGACTACACCGCGGGCGGCTCGGGTGCCGAGGTCGCGATGGGGGCCCTCTACGCCGACCGCCTGTCCCCTCGAGCACTTCCGTGGCTCGGCGCTGCCGATGCCCGCAACGCTGTCCAGGTCGCCCTCGCTGCGGCTTGCCAACACTCCCGAGGGTGCGGCGGTCCCGCCCACATCCTCACCACCATCCCCGTCGGCTCGTTGGAGCCGGAGGAGGGCCCCGATGCCCGCTGAGACTCCCACTATGAAGCCCCGCCGATCCTCCTCCGACGTTGATGTCGATGCGCTCGTTGCAGCGGCAGACCGAGCGCAGCTGCGTCACTCCACCAGCGGCAAGTCCTGGTCCAGCATCAAGCGAGCGCTCGCTTGGTACTTCCTCGCTCGCGAGAAGATGAGTTCGCCCGAGGGGCTCCACCCACGCTCTCAGCGGACCGCGAGCGGCGAAGAGGTCGTGGTTCGGGTGGATGGCGGTCCGGGTGGCGACATGGACGACACACTGGCCACCATCGTGTCCATTGGGCAGGCCCTGGGGCAGCTGAAAACCTGGGACAGCCACATGCACCACGCGGTCGTTCGCCGGCATCGAGACGGCATCGGGTTGGAACGTCTCGGCACCGAAATGAAGGTGAGCACCACGAAGGTGAGCCGCTTCGTGCACGAGGGCGAGATGTTCCTCGTTGGGTTCCTGCGTGGGAGTGGGGTGCTTCGCTGATGGGCTGGCGAAGTCTGCTCTGGTTGATGCTGGGGGTCGATGAGACTTGACCGTTTGGTGGGTCTACTCACCCGTGTATGTCTGCCGCACAAAGTAGAAGAGTGAAAGGCAAGTCATACCCCCGACAGTCACACCAAATAGGAGTACGCCCGTTGCGATGCTGAACCCCCACATCATCATCCCCACTGCTGTGGTCTGTCCCACAGGTCCAATAGCCGCCGCGATGGTGGCAGTGGCGTAGACGAGTCCAGCGGCAACTGCTGCCGAAGCGCCCACCACGACACTAAATGCACCCAATAGAATGCGGCCCATCCTGTAGCTGTACTCGTCCCGCGGGCCGAGGGGTGGGCCCTGAGCATCGTCCGGTTGAGCAAGGTGCGTTGCCGCCGATGAGACCAGCTGAAGGTGGTTCGCCATGAACTGACTCTGGCACGTGTGCTTCCTGGGAATCAATCGGTTTCTCGGTCACCTGCTGGGTGCGCTCCCAGCGCCAGAAGAGTGGCAGTACGAACCTCTGTTGGCAGACCTCGCGAGTTGCGGCCAAGAGTGCTGAGGAGCAGCTGGTTCAAGGGGTGTGCAGGCCGTCCGGCCAGATCGGCAGCGAAATTCCGCGATTTTTCATCGAATGAGATTTATTCCCCTCCGTCGGAAACCCTGTTCGATTCGCAACTCCGCCGAGCTGCTGAGAGAGGGGATAGATGACCGACAACCAAGCGTTCCGATTGTGGGCAGCCCCGTTGGCTGTCCTTTTGCTCCAAGGGTGCCGCAACGACAAGATTGAGGCATGCACGGAACTCGCGGTGCAAACCTGCGGTGAAGGTGAAGTGTCCGAGGTGGGGGCGTCAGAGACGCACAACGAAGCACTGGAGATGCAGGCTGGCTGGTCGGGCGGGCACGCCCAGTATTCCGATGTGGATGAAGTCTGGTGTGTGTACCAGTGCAGGGAGGATGCAGCTTCAAGCGGCGACGGCAACACCGGGAACGCCGACGGAACCGACTCCGACTCCGAATCGGATGGAAGCCTCGTGGACGATGACTCCGGACTGACGGAGGACTCGGGCGGATCGTTGGCCGACGGAGACTCGGACGGGTTTGCTGCACCCGAGGACTGTGACGATGCTGATGCCAACGTTCATCCCGATGCAACAGAGGTGTGCGATGAGGCTGACAACGACTGTGACGGGACAGTCGACGAAAGCGATGCCGCGGACGTGGTGACTTGGTACCTCGATTCCGACGGTGACGGCTACGGTACGACGACCACCACTGTTCAGGCATGCTCTCCGCCGTCAATGTACGTCGCGGACGGAACAGACTGTGACGATGGAGCTTCCAACGTCAATCCTGGTGAATCGGAGGTGGCTGACGGGATCGACAATGACTGTGACGAAGTGCGGGATGAACACCTCCTGGTACCTGGCGCTCTCGTGCTTTCCGAGATCCACTACCATGGCGAGCATGAGCCCGATGGCGAGTGGTTTGAGGTGTTCAACGCGTCGGGGAGCGTTGCCTATCTCGACGGATTCCTCGTCGACTTCGGGGGGGCGGGCTTCTACGTGGCGCCCGACGCAGTCTCCGTGGCATCCGGTGACCGCTTCGTCTTCTGTTTCAGCGACCTGTACGTTGGGAGCGACTGTGACTACGTCTACGGCAGCGATGTAAACAGCACCTCTGCCTTGGGCTCGACATTCAACAGCAGCCTGAGGTTGGCGGATTCCGGAACGCTGTCGCTGGCCGCGTCAGGGGTGTCTGTTGACTCGACGACCTACTACAACGGCTCCGGTGGGTGGCCATCTGTCAACCTCTCCTACTACGGCTGGAGCATCGAGCTCGATGCTACCCGGCACACCAGCTCCGACAACGACTCGGGCTACAACTGGTGCAGCACAACGAGCAGTCCTGGGTACGCGTACTACATGCGGAACTACGGAACCACAAGCCAGTTGGCTGATTTCGGAACTCCTGGCGCTGGGCCGAGCTGCAGCCGATAGGTGATTCTGGAGGAGCACGAGGATGTCCATGCCGTGGTTGTTCTGAACTGACCCACAGGGAAACTTCGGAATCCGTGTTGCGGTTTGCGCAAGAACCAGGTAGTGAATTGGCAGGTGGAGGGGTGCGAGAGAAGCGCCCTCCAACGTGAAGCCCGCGGCATCCCCGCGGGCTTTTCTGCTCTGCGGGCAGCTCCGGAGGTGCTGAGAGGAGGACCATGGCGACCAAGCCCGTCCAAGCCTCTCGACAGGAAGTCCTTGCGTGGATGGAGGAGCACGGCCGAGGCTACCGAGCCGCGGCGAAGCACTTCGACCTGAAGGTCAACACGGTCAAGGCCTGGAAGCGCCGCGCCAAACAGGCCGCGGAAGCCATGGGGTGCACCCCCCTGGCTCCGGGTGGGGTGCACCCCACCAAGACCACCACGCCCGCGGCATCCGAACGGGGTGCACCCCCCTCGCCAGATGCGGGGGTGCGACCCAAAGAACCAGTGGTTCCGCGCTTCGTCCCGAGCGGCTCCCGAGCCGTCCTCTCCGCGTCGTCGATGGACGTCGAAGCCCGGACGATGCTCCGCCGATCAGTGAACCGGCTCCTCGCCTACCTCTCCGGTGACCTCGACGAACCGATGGTGACCCTGGAGGAGCTGGTCCTCGCCAGCGACTTCGGCGAGGGTGAGCGCATCGACATCATCAAGGCCCTGAGGCTGCTCCACTGGTCCCCACGAGGCGCCAAGGAGGCCTCGGTCGCCCTGGGCATCCTCATCGACAAGTGCCCCGACATCCTGGCCTTCGAGGACAAGATCAATGGCGACAGCATGGGAGCAGCAGGCGGCCCGCGTTCGGGATCTGCCTCCGACCGAGTTCGAGCGGCTCTGGATGGAAGCGGATCCGCAGCTGAAGGATGACCTCATCCGTGCGCGAGGCCGCTACGACATCGGCTTCTTCGCCAAGTGGTGCTGGCCGGATGTGTTCGGGCTGCCATGGAATGCGTTCCACCGGGACGTCCTGGGCAGGGTCGACCCTCCCTGGCATGAGCGGACGGCCAACACCTTCCGGGTGACCGCCGCTCCCCGGGGCATCGCGAAGACCACGACCGCCAAGGCCATCGTCGCCCACGCCCTCGTCTACGGGCTGGACCGCGTCGCGTTGGTCGTCTCAGCTGAACAGGGCCTTGCGGAGTCCATCTCGAAGCACATCCGGTCCTGGTTTGACGACGAGACCGGCGAGCTTTGGCGCCTCTTCGGGCCCTTCGAGGTGAGAGGCGGCGTGAAGCAGTGGCAGGGTGCCGGTCCGGGGCTCCCGCTCTTCGGTCTCATCGCGAAAAGCTTCAACAGCCAGGTCCGCGGCTGCAACATCGACGCCATCCGCCCCACCCGCATGGTGGTGGACGACGGCGAGCGCCCCGACCGAGTCCGGAGCGCGGACCAGCGGAACCTGTGGCACCGCTTCCTCCAGGACGACATCATCAAGGCGGGGCCGAACAAGCCCCAGCTGGTGCTCGACTGGAACGGGACCGTCCTCCACTCGGATGCGGTCCTGGCCCGTCTGCTCAAGGCCGCGGCCTGGGTGGGCAAGAAGTACCAGGCCATCGTCAGCTGGCCTGACCGCACCGACCTGTGGGACCGAGCCCGTCGAATCTACCTGGACCTCGAGCTCGGCGACGAGCCTGTCCGCCGAGCCTGCGTCCGCGCCTTCTACGAGGCCAACCGCGAGGAGATGGACGCGGGGGCGGAAGTCCTCGACGAGGTCGCAGCCCCACTGTTCAATCTGTACCTGGAGATCTGGTCGAACGGCCTGCGCTCCTTCATGCGGGAGCGACAGAACGACCCGCGGAACCCGGACGACCAGCTCTTCGTCTCGGAACGATTCCGCCGCTTCGACCTCGTCGAGCGACATGGCGAGCTCGTCATCGTCACCGTCGCGGACGAACAGGGACGGCGCCGAGAGGTCAAGCTCTCGGAGACCCGCCGGTACCTGCGGTGGGACCCCTCGATGGGGGGCAGTGGCTCCGACTACGCCGCGGTCGCCTGCGTGGCCCGCGACCGGCTCGGGTACACCTACGTGCTCGCGGTCTGGATGCGGCGAGCCCGCCCGACGGGCCAGCTCGCAGCTGTGTGGGCCGAGGCCGAGCGCTTCGGCATCCAGCGCGGCAGCCTGGAGAGCAACGGCTTCCAGAAGCTCCTCGACAACGAGTTCCGGCGCCAGCGCGCCAAGCGTGAGGCCGAGGGCCGGTTCTTCCAGCTGGCCCTCGAGCTGGACCCGTCGACGACCAACAAGGAGGACCGCATCGCCGGCCTCGAGGTGTCGGCGGCGAACGGCTGGCTCCTCTTCAACAGCGCCATCCCCCAGCCGGTCCTGGCGCAATTCGACGACTTCCCCAACGGCGACCACGACGACGGCCCCGACGCCGTCGAAGGTGGCGTCGCTCGCATCGGTGGCCGTGGGCCCCACATGGTCAACCAGGAAGGTGTTCGGTGAGGGTCGGAGTCCTGAACCAGCGCCACCCGTCCTACGACGGCGAGCGACTCGCCCGGATGCAGGCCCTCCACGATGGTGGGGCCGCGTGGGACGGCCTGAAAGCCAGCTGGTTCCCCATGCGGAAGATGGAGCCTTCGGACGTACGCCAAGAGCGCCTCGAGCTGGCCCACTACATCAACTACACGGGCAACATCATCGGGTCGATGGCCTCGATGCTCTTCTCGGAGGCACCGAGCGTCGCCGGTCTCGAAGGCGAGTTCTACACTCGCTTCTTCGAGGACGTCGACCGGCAGGGCTCGTCCTGGGCTGAGTTCTGGCGCGCCCGCTTCCTCGACGCGCTCGTCCAGCGGAAGTCCTGGGTGTGGGTGAACCTCCCCCGTCGCCCCGTGGCGAAGGAAGGCGAAGAGGTCCAGAAGCCAGGCAACCTCCAGGCTGAGCTGACCGGCGGCTTCCTCGATGCGTTCCTCGTCGGCCTCTCGGGCGACCAGGTCATCGACTGGGGTGAGGATGACTCCGGCCGACTCGCCTGGGTGGTCATCCACGACGTCGTGAGCAAGCGCGGTGGGGTGGGTGAGGCCCGGAAGAAGGTGTTCCGGTGGACCTACGTGACCGGCACGCTCATCCAGCGTTGGGAGTGGACGGCCACGGAGCAGAAGTCGGAGCCCGGCCGAGACGACGAGGCTACCGAGGTCCTCAAGGCGCCGCACAACATGGGCTCCCTCCCGGTCTTCCGGCTGGAGCTGCCCATCCTGCTGTGGCCCATGGGCCGCCTCGAAGACCCGGCCATCGCGCTCACCCGCTCCGAGAACGACCTCCACTGGGCGCTGCACCAGGCGGCCAACGAGCTGCTGGTTGTCGCTTCGAAGTGGGCGGAGAAGGGCATCGGTGCCCTCGGCCACGGCCACTTCATGAAGACCGAGCGAGACAAGAACGGCCGGGACGAGGTCTACTTCGTCGCTCCCTCCGGAGTCGCCTTCGAGCACCTGGAGAAGCAGGTCGAGCGCCTCCGCGACGACCTCCACCGTGTGGTCTCCCAGATGGCACAGGCCGCCTCGAGCGACTCCACCCGCGCACGGATGTCCGGCGAGTCGAAGAACGCGGACTGGCGGGCTGCCGAGGTGATGCTCGCGGCGTTCGCTGGCCTCGTCCTCGACGCCATGCGCGACGTGCTGCGCCTCATCGCGGGCCTCCGCGGGGACCCCGGCGACATCCAGGTGAGCGGCCTCGACGGCTGGCACCAGGAAGACATCATGGCCTGGCTGGAGTCCGCTGCGCTGGCCACCGAGGCCCACCAGCTCTCTCCGACGTTCCGCCGTGTGGTCGCCCGCCGCCAAGCCGAGCGCGTCCTCCCGGATGCCTCGTCCGAGCAGATGGAGGCCATCCACAAGGAAATCGAGGAGGCCGACGTCGAGACCGGGCCGCTCTTCGCTGAGACCACGGTTCCCGACGACGACGCGGACACCGGTGACCACGCCGGGGAGTGACCATGCCCCCGTCGCAGTCCCGCATCCAGCGCCTCCTCGAAGCCCAGGGCCGCTCCCTCGACCGCCTGTCCAACCGGCAAGCCCGTCAGGTGGTCATCGCCTACGACGCGGCCCGGCGAGAGCTTCGAGAGGAGCTGCTGCAGCTCGAGGCCTCCGGACGTGCCCACGACATCCCGTTCACCGCCCAGCGGATGCGGGTGATGCTCGGGCAGACCGAGGCTGGTGTCCGTCGGCTTGGCCAGCGCCTCGACACGGTGTTCGTCGACTTCGGCCGCACCCAGGGCGAGCTCGCTGTCGAGCAGGTCCTCAAGCAGGTGGAGCTCGGCGAGGTCGACTTCCTCGACGCCGGCCCCGCCATCGAAGTGCGTGCCCTCCAGCGTCTCAGCGAGCCCGGCGCCCTCCTGCTCCACCGCCGAAGCCTGGAGCGGTACACCATCGACACCATCGACCGCGTCCAGCGCATGCTGACCATCGGGGTGGCTCGGGGGGCCAGCTACCGCGAGATGGCGGAGCGGGTCGCCGGCGTCCAGGGCGTCCTCGCGAAGGGCCGGGGTCGTGCCCAGCTCATCGTCCGAATGGAGATGGGCGAGGCCTACAACCGCATCCACCAGGCCTCCCTCGAAGAGGCTGCCGGCGTCCTCGACACCCCCGACCGGAAGGACCCGCTCCTCCGTCGGGCCGACGAGTTCATGGACTCCCGGAACCACCCGCTGAGCCGTGCGCTCCACGGCCGGACCTTCCCCGTCGCCGACCCCATGTCCGTGCCCATCGCCGCCGTGAACGCGTGGGCCCGCGCCATGAAGCGCTCCGCCCGGGGCGTGGTGTGGGAGCGACGGGGCTCCAGCTTCGTGGGCGCCCACTACCCAGCCCACTTCAACGACCGCGGTCGCCAGACCGCCTGGCGCGCGTCCTGGGGTGACCCGGGCGCCGAATCCACCCCTTCCCCTCCAGCATGAGAGCCCCATGCCCCTCGACGACGCCGACAAGAAGTTCATCGCCGAATCCATCGCTAGCAGCCTGAAGTCCTTCGGAGGCGAGCTCGACAAGAAGTTCGTCACCGCCGACGCCGCCACCAAGATGGTGGAGCAGGGCACCACGAAGGCTTTCGAAGCCCTCAACCTGGACTCGAAGCTCGAGGCGCTCGGCGAGAAGCTCGCTGGGGCGAAGGGCAAGGGCGACGACGACGGCAGCAAGAACAAGGGCGGCAAGACCGACCCCGACCCCGCGGTCGCCAAGCTCGAAGAGAAGCTGGAAGCCATGGAAAAGCAGAACCGCGAGGCCCAGGAGGCCCGCGAGGCTGCCGAGCAGAAGGCCCGCGAGCAGCGTCTCGACGGTGCGCTCCGCGAGCACCTTGGAACGGCAGGCGTGCCCGCCCAGGCCCAAGGCCCGGCCATCGCCTTCCTGCGCACCCTGAAGCTCGAAGACGGCAAGGCCGTGGTTGGCCTCAACGACGCCGGTGAGCCCACCTTCCTTCAGCAGCGCAAGGGCTACGTCGACACCCGCTCCCTGGCCGACGGCATCAAGGACTGGGTGGGAACGGACACCGGCAAGCTCTACCTCCCGGCGACCGGCGCGACCGGCACGGGCGACGGCAACGGCGGCAAGAACACCGGTGGCGGTAGCGGCAACGTCCCCCGCAAGGCCGACGGATCCATCGACTTTGGTGGCCTCGTCCGCGGTGGCCTCCGGATGGGCAGCCTCGCTCAGTAGCTCCGGCCCCTCTCTCCCAAGCGCCCTTCTGGGCATCCAACGACCAAGCGGCGGGTAGCCGCCACCAGACCAGGAGCCATCCATGGCGACCCTGTCCCTGGCCGCAATCTCGGCGGCTCTCTCCCTCATCTTCCAGGACCGCACGGTCGTGCAGTTCCGGCGCGACGTGGTCCTGCCCAACCTTTTGGGTGTCCGGCGTGGTCGAAACGCCACCTGCACTTGGAACGCGAAGTTCAGCGGCCGTAGTGCTGGCGGTGCCTACGCCGAAGGCGCCGATATGTCCGACGGCGACTTCGACGCGCACTCTCGCGCCCCGGCCTCGCTCAACTGGGCGCAGTACCGCAAGGGCGCGAAGGTCAGCGGCCTGGCCCAGGCTGTGGCGGCTGCTTCCGGCGGCACCGGTGGTGGCGACCTCACCGACGTCTTCCTCGAAGAGGTCCTCGACGCCACCCACGAGCTTGCGGTCGACATCTCCGTCGACTGCTACTCGGGTGACCCCACCGCGAGCCCCGTCGAGCTTGCTGGCGCCGCTGTCGCCATCGACGGTACCGCTGGCACTTTCGCGAACCTCGCGAGCGGCACGTACTCCGAGTGGCTCGCTTCCGAGGAGACCCTTCCCGCGGAACAGCTCTCGGAGGCGAAGCTCCGCGAGCTTCTCCACCGGCCCATCAAGAACGCGACCGGGCACAACCCCGACTTCGTGACCTGCAGTGGTGCGCTGTTCGACCAGCTCCGTGACATCGTTGCCGAACGCAGCGATGCCATCACCACGATGGTCCGCGGTGCAAACGGCATGGTGGACATCGAGAAGACCATGGGTTCCACGGCCATCCGCATCGATGGCGTGCCGTACATCGAAGACCGCCACGCAAGCGCAAGCACCTTCTACGCCTGGTCGGCTCGCGACGTCGAGATTCACCAGATGCCGGCCGCGAACTCCTCGGTCTCCCCCGGGGAAGTCCGCCAAGCCATCATCAACCTCACGGGAGTGGCCATCCCCCTCAACGAGGTCGAGCAGGCCCTCCGCAACCTGTACGGTGGCGAGCAGCTCGTGCCCTACATCAAGCTTCTCAGCTCCGGCGGCGACTCGATGAAGGCGATGGTCTTCTGCTACCTCCAGCTCGCTTGGAAGCGCCGGAACAGCCACGCCAAGCTGGTCCTCAGCTGAGCAGCACTCCGCTCACCCGCGCCTGACTGAGCCACGAGGCCATCCCCTTCCGGGTGGCCTCGTGGCGCTCTTGCCCCTCTCCATCCCCACGGAGACGCGATGACCACCAACATCCGCAAGACCGGCGGTCGCTCGGAGCTGGACGCTCTGTGGGCCCGCCACAACTCCCTCCTCATGCTCCTCGCCTTCGGTGCCACCGCCATCGGCTCCATCGGTGACGGCACCACCGCCGGCAACCTCCGGACCACGGCGAGCTCGACCTACCGGGTGGCCGGCGTCGACAAGACCAAGGCGTCCACCGACGACCTCTGGGACCTCTCCGGCGAGACCGACACCGACGCCTCCAGCTACCGCGCCTACTGGCTCTACCTGGACGGCTCCGGAGCCGCCTCGGTCGCCGCTGGCACCGACGCCACCACCGAGGCCCTGGCGCTCGCGCTGTTGCCCGACCTCGTGGAGACCAAGGGCATCATCGGCGTCTTCGTCGCGGGTCCGTCCTGCGACTTCGACGCCGGCGGCGGCCTAGCGGCTCAGGGCACCATCCACGACGGCATCCCCGAAGGTGTTCCGTGTGGCGTGCCCCGCCAGACCTACACCGCCCCCGAGATGGTCAACCTCGTCGCCCCCTGAGTCCCATGGCCCTCACCGACGACCAGAAGAGCAAGGTCCGGTACTGGCTCGGGTACCCCGACGGGTTCCGGTCCTCGTTCCCTGATCTGGAGAGCGGCCTGACCTCCTTGTCGACGTTCGGCGAGAGCCGCGTCACCGACGCCCTCTCCCAGCTCGACACCATCGACACGCAGCTCCAGTCCTCCTGGAGCCGCCAGAAGGTCATCAAGGCCGAGGACGTCGTCCTTGCTGGCCCCCAGGAAATCCAGGCCCTCCGGATGGAAGGCCGCCGGCTCGCCAACCTCATCGCGTCCACGCTCGGCGTCTCGGTCCTCCGTGATGTCTTCTCGAGCGGCTCGGGGGGCTCCGGCATCGCAATGCGAGGCGCATGATGTCGCTCGAGAAGTACTCCGCCGTCATCGGCACTGTTCCCGACGAGAAGGTCGCCGAGATGGCTGGCGTCACCGTCGAAGAGGTCAAGGCGTTCCGCGCCGCCGCGGACGACGGTGGTGAGACCGCCGCCGACGATGGCGACGACGACCCCGACCCCGACCCCGACACCGCGGAAGGGGAGGGCAAGCCCGCCGAGCCCGCCCCCGAGCCTGCCAAGGCCGAGCCCGCCCCCAAGCCGAAGCCCCGCCGGCGGACCCGCAAGGCGTCCACCCCGAAGGCACCCAAGCCGGTCGAACCCAAGCCGGTTGTCCATCCCACCGTCCGCCTCACCGGCAACCAGGTGGTGAAGGGGCCCGATGGCCGCCGGCTCCGCCTGTCCTTCCGGGACGTGTACTCCGGCGAGATGGCCCGCTGGCTCCAGAAGCACCACGCCGACTTGTGCGAGGCGTACCCGAAGAAGGGGTGACCCGTGACGCTCCGCGACGACCTCATCCCCGTGGTCGACGAGGCCCGTGGCCTCATCAACGACCTCGGATTCCGCCGCCACGCCGTGACGGTTCGAACCACGACCTGGTCAGGCGCCAAGCCCGGCCTCGGTTCGAAGAGCGTCGTGGAGCTCGTGCTCTCCCCGCCCCCGAAGGTCCGCGGCATCTCCTCCCGCCGCCTGGCCCTCGCCCCCGGCCGCTTCAAGGACGGCGACCGCGTCGTCGACCGCATCTCGGCCACCTACACCGCCGACCAGCTCGGTGGTGCGCTTGCCGCCAACCAGGAGCGTGTCTGGCTCATCGACGCCGACGAGTACACGCTCATCGGCGAGCCGACCGAGAAGAACCTGGCCTGGGAGGTCACCCTCCGCCGGAAGGCCCGAGGATAGGCCATGGCCGAGCAATACATCCGCGCGAACGACCTGGGTGACCGTCTCCGTCGGCGCCTGCGAGAGGACACCGAGCTCGTCCGAGCCGTCGCCCTCGAGGTGGCGCTCAAGGCCGAGGGTGCCGCTGTCCGAGCGACCAACAACTCGGGGCTCGTCGACCAAGGCCAGTTCAAGGCCTCCTGGGTGCATCGCTCCATCCCGAAGGGTGCGGAGGTGGGCAACACGGCCCCCCACGCGTCCACCCTGGAGCACGGCCGACGTCCAGGTCGCCCCGGACCTCCGTTCGCCCCCATTCGCGAGTGGGTGGCTCGCAAGCTGGTCCCCGAAGGCAAGGTCACTGGGCCAGACGGGTCCCCGCCCACCGAGGCGGACATCGACCAGGCCGCCTGGGCCATCCGGAACGCCATCCACATCCGCGGCAGCAAGCCGCACCTCCTCCTCAAGGGGCTGGAACCGCGCATCGCTCGCTGGTTCCGCCGAGAGGCCCGCCGGCGCCTCCGGAGGAAGAGCCAGAGGTAGTCCATGGCCACCGACCCCGTCGTCAGCGCGATGGAAGCCCTCCGGGCCCACCTCGAGGCCACCATCGTCGTCCCCGGCGACATCCCCAGCGACCACAACACGCTCACCGTGTTGGACGGGTGGCCCGAGTGGGGGACGGTGGCGGATGCGGCCAACCCGCTCATCTCGCTCACCGCTGGCAACCCCGACGTCACCCCCGTGAGCCCCGTGGCCTTGAGCCACGACACGGGCGTCACCGTCTGGAGGACCGCGCTGCTCGAGTGGGCGGTCCAGGTCGACCTCTGGGTCCCGTACAAGGCCCACCTTGGCCCCATGCTCGAGGCGCTCACCGAGGCCCTCGACAACCTCACCCCCGCTTCGAGCGGTCTGGAACTCGTCCAGGCCGACTACCACGACCTCACCGTCCGGTTCCGGACCGTCGGCCAAGCCGTCGACCAGGACTCCGACGCCGCGCCCCGGGGAACCTGGCGCGCCCGCGTGGACCTGCGAGCCACGTGCAGCCGTGTCCGCCGGGTCACCACCCCGACCATCCAACGTCTCGACGCCACGACCACCTTCTCCGGTGCGGTCGAGGGCTCGGAGACGACCATTCTTGTCTCCACGAGCTGAGGAGCACCCATGGGCAGCCTCGTCCGCACCATCACCGGCCCGAGCCAGGCTGGCTACGGCACCAACATCCTCGAAGTGCCGGCACCGCGGCAGGTCTCGGGCACCGCCGCCAACGTGGTCGGCATCGTCGCAGACCTCCCCTGGGGCCCGGTCAACACCCCCACGACCATCACCCAGATGGGCGAGTACTGGGCCGCGTTCTACCCGAACGCCTTCGCCAGCACGAAGGACTTCACGGCCTACCCGGCCATCCTGGCGATGCTCAACAAGCGCATCCCCGCGGGCGGCGCGAAGGTCTGCCGCATCGCCGCGACCAGCCAGGCCAAGGCCTCCTCGGGGGCCATCACCGCCGGAACCGGCACGGTCACCATCGACGCCAAGTACCCAGGCGTCCTCGGCAACAGCATCACCTACACCTGGGCCGCGGCCACCGGTGGCGACGCTGCCGAGCGGAACCTCACCATCGCCATCGGCACCGGGTACTCGAAGACCTACGAGGACCTCGCCACGGGCGACCTCGCCAGCATCTCCGACCCCTACGTCGACATTTCGGTGAGCAGCCCGACGGCCATGCCCGCCACGGGCTCCGCGACTGCCCTGACCAGCGGCAGCGACGGCACCGCGGTCGCCGCCGACTTCGTGGGCAGCTCGAGCAGCTCGGTGGGCATCCGCCAGTTCTACGGCGTGGGTGTCCAGTGCGACGTGCTCTTCGCTGCACAGGTCCCCGAAGCGCTCAAGGCGGGCGTCAACGCCGGTCTCAAGGCGTGGTGCGACGACACGGACAAGGGCATCGCCGTCCTGTGCACGGTCGACGACCAGGCCTCCGCCGACGCCATCACCGACGTCGCCAGCTACCGGTCCGACCGGGTGCAGTACCCCTGGCCGATGGTGAAGACGACCAACTTCTTCGCCTCCGACGCCGGCGTCATCGAGGTTGACGGGAACGCTTTCGCCGCATTCGCTTGGGCCAACGTCGAGCAGTGGGAGAGCGCCGGTGGTTCCCCGGGTGCCCCGTACCTCTCCGGCATCGTTGGCCTTGAGGACGAGAGCGCCAGCCGCTCCACCCTCGACGCCATGAACGCTGCGGGCATTGCTCCGTGGATGATGGCGGCCGAGCTCGGTGGAGCCATCATCCGGAAGGGTGTGGCGACGGAGCTGACCACCACTGGCCCGAAGAAGCTGCGGGACCGGCGCCTCAAGGACCGCATCCAGAACGCCCTTGCACGCTTTGCCGCGCAGTACACCGAGACCCAGCTCGACATCGACCTGACGAACGAAGAGCTTGGGCCCAACGTTCGCTCCCTGGTGGGTGCCATGGCTGCGTGGCTGAAGGGTGAGGTCGGCGCTGGCGACCGCGGTGTTCGCGACTTCGGCATTGACCCCTACAGCGCCAACACGGCCGCCGACCTGGCTGCCAACCGGGCGATCATCATCGTCCAGGTCGCCCTCTGGGGCACGCTCGACGAGCTCACTCTCCAGCAGCAGGTCGGTACCACGGTCTCCCTCTGAGGTCGGCCACCACCTCACCATCTGACAGCGGGCTCGCCCGCCAGGAGTTGCCATGGGCAGCAAGGACCACGCCTCCGAGGGTGTCGACCAGACCGTGCAGGTGCTGGTGGACGGCGCCCCGGTCAACATCTACGACCTCGTGCGGTTCCGGGCGCGCAAGCTCGTCCAGGAGACCACCACGCGTCCTCTCGGGACCACCTCCACCAAGTACGACGCGACCCCCGATGGGTGGGAGCTGGAGATGGAGGTCCACGAGAACAGCGCAGCTGCCGAGGAGCTGGAGGACGCGCTCGATGCGGCGGCGGTCGCCCGTCAGCCTGTCGAGCTGAGCGTCGTCGTGACCACCCGGTACACCGGCTCGTCGTCGAAGTCGTTCCTCTACCGGAACTGCACGCGGACCGCCTTCGAGAAGAGCGCGTCCCGCGGCGAGAAGAACAACATCCGGCTCACGCTGAAGACGGGCGAGGCCCGCATCGCAGTCTGAGCCATCACCCCCGGACTGGAGAGCCCCCATGTCCTCCCCCCGTGAAGCGAAGCTGGTTCAGCTTCCCCGTGGACCTGCCGTGGTCCTCGTCATCCTCACCGCCTCCGAGCTCGCAAAGGTCGAACGGTTCGTCCAGACCTCATCGAAGGGTGCCGCCGTCGGTGTGATGAACCTCGACCTGAACGGCGAGGGTGCCCGCCGGTCCATCCGCAAGGTGGGCGAGACCGACCTCTCCTACATGGACGTCGTCGGCGAGAAGCTCGAGGACCACATCCCCCGCACTCGCCACCGCCTCCAGCTCGGTCGGGTGTGGTCCAGCCTGCACGCGCCGACGCAGGACCAGGAGGAGGCCTTCCGGGAGTCCATCTCGGTGGTCGACACCGCCACCGGCGAGGTCTGGTCGGGCAAGCTCCCGGACGGACGCGTGGTCGCCATGCGCGAGCCCCACGAGTCGACCGTCCGGGAAGCCCTCACGGCAGCGGAACACGGGCGCAGCAACATCGCCGGCTCCATGGACGCCGGCCGTCGCCACATCGTGTCCATCGACGGTGAACCGGTGGCCGAAGGCGCGCTCTCCGGCGGAAAGTGGGACCGCTGCTTCTCGGCTGTGGACACGGTCCTGCTCGGCCTGCTCTTCGGTGAAGCCACCGGCGCCGGCGAGGCTCCGAAGGTGGGAAACGCCGCGTAGACGAGCACTGGGACCAGCTCGTCTACTGCGCTCGCTACGGACGGCAGTCGGTCGACGAGATGCTCGGCTGGCCGCGGTCCCAACTCCGGTCCTTCTACTTGGCGCTCATCCGCCTGATGACGCGCGAAAACGATGCCTCGGGCTCGGAGTCGTAGATGGCAGTCGACTACGTCATCAGTGCCCGCATCGTGGCCGACGACGAGACCAACGGTGGGGCCTCTTCGGCTGAACGACGACTCGCCGCGGTCGAGCGCCGGGGGTTGTCGGTCGGGTCCTCGCTCGGGCGGGTGTTCGCTGGCTTGGCTGGCGCTGCCGGCCTTGGGCGCATCACCCGCGGCCTCATCGGGCTCCACACAGGCATCGAGGAGGCTGAGTCCGGCCTCGCGACGCTCCTGTCCGCGAACATGGGCATGGGCATCAACCAGACGCTGGGCACCGCCCGCACGCTCGTCCAGAACCTCACGGCGGACGCAGCGAGTGGTGCCGGCGAGCTCGACAACTACCTCCAGGGTCTCCAGCGCATGCTTGGACCAGGCCTCGGCCTGGGCGCGAGCATCGACCAGCTGCGAGAGCTGAACCGCAACGCTTTGGGCGCTGGGTTCGCCCTTCGTGGTCAGGAGGGGCTCTCTCTGGCGCCGATGGACGTAGCCCAGGCCCTCGGCGGCCAGGTGGGTGACCGCACCACGCCCATCGTGATGCAGGCACTTCGTGCGTCCGGGCAGACCGCGGAGTCGTTCCGGAAGCTCGCACCCGAAGAGCGGGTGAACGCCCTCAACCGCGCGTTCCAAGCCTTCGCGCCAGGCGTGGAGCTGATGGGACGTTCGTGGAGTGCGCAGACGGCAACGCTGTTCGACCACCTCCGGCGCCTGGCCCGCATCGTCACGCGCCCCCTGTTCGAGCGGTGGTCGGAGCACCTCCGGAGCGCCAACGACTTCCTCGAGCAGAACGAGGGCACCCTCGAAGACATCGCGTCGCAGTGGGGGCCCCGACTCATCGAGATGTGGGACACCCTCATCGGCCAGGCCAAGACCTACGCCACCATCGTCGCCGGCGCCTCGCTGGCCCAGATGGCAGCACCCGGGGGCGGTGTCTCCGGGATGGCGCGACGCGGTCGAGCAGGGGCCTTCTCGGCAGCTGGTGCAGCCGGCACGGCCTTCCTGTCTGGGGGAGGCCTCCTCGGGGGCTCATGGGCGGTGATTCGAACCGGGGTCGCGACCCTCGGGCGAGTTGCCACCCGAGCCGCCGGTCCAGTCGCCCTCTTCTCCGCTGTGGTGGCTGGGGTCGCCGGTGCCGCTCGCGAGTATGCTGGTGCTGCCGAGTGGGCGATGGAAGGCGGCAGGCAGCTGTGGGCCTCCATCGTTCAGCTGGGCGACTCTTTCGCCATGATGACGGGCCATGGATCTGCGCTGAACCTCGTGGGGGCTGCCGTGATTGGCATCCTCGGGGGGCTTGCGCGTGGTCTTTCCTGGGTGGTGCGGGCCGGTTCGGCGGCGGTGACGGTCGTGGGCTTTCTCATCCGCTACTTCGGCGTCTTCGTCAGGGCCCTCGGGCGTGTGCTGGCCAGTCCCATCACCGGAGAGTCCATCCAGGACATCAACAAGGAAGAGACGGCACGGCTGAAGCCCATCTTCAGGGAGGCGAAGGAGCAGCTCGGCGACATCGTCTTCGGAAGGTCCCCGACCTCTCCCGGTGGTCAGGAGGCCATCTTCGGCCCGCCGCCCCCCATGCTCGCTTCGGCTGACCAGGAGGCCGGCTGGCACCCGCCGATGGCGGCAGCTGATGCCCCTGCTGAGAAGCAGGTGACGAACATCAACGGCCCCATCTCGGTCACCGTGAAGGCCGACAGGGTCGACGACCCCGCTCGTGCCGCGATGTCCTTCGAGACGGTCCTCTCCCAGATTCGAGCCCACCCGACGGCCCCCCGACGCCAGCCGTTCTCCACCGCGTAGGAGCGCTGCATGTCCTTTGACCTGTCGCGCACTCTCACGTCCATCGAGTCGGAGGCGTCGGCGTCGCCGGTCCGCTTCGACCAGCCCATGGTGCTCCGAGACCTCTCCTCCGGCCTCTCCGTTGTGCTCGAGGGAGCGGCCCTCCCCGAGAGGGGGCTACGGGCTGGTGTCCGCCAGCGGGCCAGTGTGAGCCGCTATCCAGGCGCCTCCAAGGGCTCTCTCCAGGTCATGGGGACCGAAGACCAGCCCATCGAGATGTCGGGGGAGTGGCGCGACCAGCACCTCGGCCGTGGGGGCGGGGCGCGCGAGCTCGCCGCCCAGTTCGAAGCGCTGGTCCGGGCCCAGAACATCGTCGAGCTGACCTGGGGAGACGCCCTCGTGGTTCGCGGTCTCCTCGAGGAGTTCTCTCCGGAGTGGGAGACCGAGGCCGAGCTTCGGTGGCGGGCCCGCTTCCTGGTGGTCGAGTCCGAGGCCGACACCGTCGCTTCTCGGGCGATGCCGTCGACGCCGTCGTCGTCGTCCATGGCCTCCATACTCGACCTGCTGGGCTCACTGGATGATGAACTGCTCGCGGCCACCGCGTTGTCCAACAGCGCTCGGGCGGTGCTCGGATGACCACGACCGTCCACACCATCAACGACGCCGCGACCGACATCGGCACCACGCTCGGCGCCTTGGCGTCCCGGCTGTCGACGTCCCTTCGCGAGGGCACGCACACCGCCCAGGACCTCCGCCACATCCGGGCGACCCTGTCGGGCGTGCTCTCGGACCGTGCCGACCTGCGGGCCATCATCGACCCGCTCGACGTCGACGACCTGCTCGCCGGCACCGACGCCGCCGACACCGTGCGGCTTTGGATCTGGCTCGCCCGGGTCCGCCAAGCCCTCGGCCTGGTCGCAAGGCAGGCGGCCGAAGCCGACCAGACCGCAGAAGCCTTGGAGCTCGGCGTCGACCACGCTGTCCACGTCGTCCGCTCCGGCGAGACGCTCCAGTCCATCGCCGCACTGCGCCTCGGTGACTGGCAGCAGTGGCGGTACCTCGCCGACGCCAACGGTCTGTCCCCGGGGCAGCCCGCGGCCGGCACCGTCCTGGTGATTCCCGCTCGGAGATGACCGTGGCCTACTACCCCCGAGCTTCGGTGGTGCTCACCGTCCTGCTCGAGGACTGGGCCGACGGCTCCGGCAGCGACACCCTCACCGTCGAGGTGGTCCCGCGCGAGCTGGAGTGGGTGCGGAACCACGCCCGCGAGGCTGACACCTTCCGTGTCGGTGTCGACTGGCGAGACCTGCCCATCGACCCTCGGTCCGCGCGCTCCATCCTCGTCACGGCTGCTGTCGCCGACGTCGGAAGCGCCGCCGGCACACTCACCTACGACCGCTCCAACGCGGTCATCATGGGGTACGTCGACCAGCCCAAGCTGAAGCTCGACGAGGGCTCCGAGGTCCTTGACCTCGCCGGGCGTGACTACACCGCCCTCTTCCTCGACCGCCGATGGAGCGACGGCGCCATCGACATCTCGGTGCCGCTCTCGCAGGTTGTGGACGCCATCCTGCAGGCAACCCCGGGCGCCGAGGAGATGCGCACCGAGTTCGTCGGCGGCGCAGGCAGCGTGGTGCTCAAGAGCATCATCGGGCGGCGCCTCTTCGTCCCCCAGACCAACGACGACACCTGGACCGTGCTGGTCGACCTGGTCGGCCGTGCTGGTCTCGTCGCCGTCGTCGAGCTCGACACCCTCCGCATCGTTCCCGCCGGCGAAGTCGGCGACCAGCGGGTCAGCTTCGCGTGGGGCAGGGACGTCTCCCGCCTCACGGTCTCCCGCGACTACCAGGAGATGCGTACCACCCAGGTGGAGGTCCGCTGCTGGAACCCGCTTGCCCGGAAGGTCCGGACGGCGAAGTACCCCGAGCAGTCCATCGTCCTCCGCAAGCGCATCTCAACGAAGGGCAAGGTGTCGACCGACACGGCCCCGGTGACGCCCTTCTACGTGGAGGGGACCTACAGCCAGGCGCAGATCTCGGAGCTGGCCGAGCGCATCTACCGGAACGCGGCCCGCCAGCAGCTCGAGGGAGAGCTGGAGACCCGCGAGATGGCCAGCTTCGAAGGCGGGGTGCTTCCGCAGCTCGCCAACGGCCACCGCATCGTTGTGGAGTGGGCCCAAGACCTCGTCGCTGTGATCCACGGGATGCCCGAGGGCCAGGCCGTCGACCGGCTCGTTGCTGTCGCGGGCCTTCCCCGGCACGTCGCCGAGGTGCTGGTCTCCCAGTACCGGCAGGCCGCCGACCTCGCCGTCGAGTTCTACGTCCGCACCGCCCGCCATCGGTGGACCCGCGACGACGGCTACCAGCTGACCGTCGAGTTCATCAACCTCGTGGGCGGTGGGGGTGCACTGTGAGCCGCGATGCGCTCGAGACCCTCCTCCGCGAGCTCGCCCGGAACGGTCGTTCCTGGGTGGAGCTGGCGGTCGTCACGAAGGTGGAGGCCGACACCAATGTGGGCGTGATGCTGGAGTGCCAGCTCGTGCCCTCCGGGGAGCAGCTGCTCGCCCGCCCGATGCTCCGGATGGGAGGCCAACCCGGCGAAGGCGACTTCGGCCGCCTCGAGGTCGACACCGAGGTGCTCATCCTCCTGCCCGGCGGCGACCGCAACCGCGCCGTGGCCATCGCCAGCGCGGTCTCCGGAGCCTCGAAGCCCCCGGCAGGGTGGCTCGGCGACAGTCGCCAGATCGTGGACCGCGATGGCCTCGATGTCCGGACCGCTGAGGGCACCACCACCGTGCCGACTGTGACCGCGAGCCTGCTCGGCGACCTGGAGTCCAGCCTCTCGGAGATGCGCGCGGCCCTGCTCGGGCTTGGCGTGGCGTCCCTCCCCCAGACCGACTCCCTGCTCGCCGCCATCAGCACCAGCTACCGCGGCATCGTCCGCACCGAGGAGGCCTGATGGCCACCTGGTCCCGCAACCTGGGCACCGACATCCGTGTGCCTGGTGGGGGCGCCGCGCTGCCTGTGACCGCCTCGGGAGACCTCCAGCTGGTGACCGGAGAGGCGTCCGTGGCGCAGGCCATGCGACGTCGGACGATGACCGTCCCCGGCTCGCTCGTGCATCGCCCTGACTTCGGTGCGGGCCTCCCGGCCGACATCGAGCGGTCCTCCTCGCCTGGTGCTCGAGCTGAGCTGGCGGCCCGCATCCGCCTGCAGGCGAACCAGGACCCACGCGTCTCCGACGTCGCGGTCGCGGTGTCCGCTGGCGTCGCCGACGAGCCCTTCGCCGACGGCGTGACCGTCGACATGAACTACCAGATCGCTCGGTCGCCCGACGATTCCACCCAGACCCTCACGCTCGCCGTGACGGAGTAGCGATGGCGACCCGGCCCACGTTCAGCGACTTCTACGAGGCGTTCAAGACCGAGGTCCAGGCCCGCCAGTCCAACCTCTCCGACTGGGAGGACGGCTCGGGGCTCGATGCCCTTGGGGGCGGCGCGGCCATGCTCGGCGACGAGGTCATGGCCGGCACCACCCACGACTTCGCGGCGCTCTTCATCGACACCGCCGACGAAGCCGACCTCGATGCGCTGGTGCTCGACCGGTACGGCGGGGAGGTCTCGCGTGACCCGGCCACATTCTCGGTCGGTCGGTTCCGGGTGACCCGTGGCTCCAGTGTGATCCCGTCGGTGGTGAACATCCCCGCGGGCTCCGTCGTCCACGTCAACACCGACGATGGCGTCATCGCTGCGACGGTCAACGCCGACTCCATCATCCCGTCCTCGGAGACGTTCGCCGACGTCGAAGCCACGGCATCGGTGGCAGGCCGCGAGGGCAATTTCGCGACGACGGCGACGGCCGAATTCGCTTCCGCCCTCGCCGACGATGCCACGGCAACGGTGTCCATCCCCGAGCGCTTCGTGGGTGGTGCTCCGGCCGAGAGCGACGCGTCGCTACGCGACAAGGCCCGCCAGCACTACACCACCCTGCGGCGCGGCACGAGGAGCGCGGTGGACCGGGGAGCCTCCGCAGTCGCCGGCGTCCACTTCGCGACCGTCGACGAGTCCCTCGCCCACCCTGCCGATGGGGGTCTGGTTCGCGTCTACGTCGGCGACATCGACGGGCGGGCGAACAGCACCCTCGTCGGCCTGGTGGAGACCGAACTGCTCGAGTGGTTTTCAGCAGGCATGCGCTTCGAGGTCTACGCCGCCACCCGCGAGGAGACCGACCTCGCGCTCACCGTGTTCGTGGAGCGCGGGGCCGACAAGGACACCCTCCGGGCCGCGGTCCTGGCCGCCCTGTCCGACCTCGACGGCCAGCGCGAAGCCGGCGACTCCCTCATCGTCGAGCGCGTCTCCTCGGCTGCCATCCGGGCCCACCGCGATGTTCGCTACGCCCGCGTGACCACACCGACGGCCGACGTCGCTCCGAGCTCGGTTGGCCATGCCCTCCGGGTGCCGACAACCCGCCTCGAGGTCACCTTCGCCGAGGTCAGCTGATGGGCCGGACCACCGACCAACTCCTCGCCCAGGCCGAGCGGTTCGTCTCCCCCGAAGACCGCGAGAGCCTGCGGCCCCTGCTTGCGGGTGTCGCTGCGGTCATGGCTCGGGTGGAGGCCTCCCGCGACGGGATGCGCGACTCGGCCACCGTCGGCGCTTCGGCGGGGCGCTGGCTCACGCTTCTCGCTCGTGGGTACGGACTCCGCCGGGCGACCAACGAGACCGACGCCCAGCTCCGTGAGCGGGTTCGTTTCCCCGAGCGCCAGCTCACCAAGGCCGCCATCCTCGACCGCGTGAACGCCATCCTGTCGGCGTACACGACGAAGCAGGCCCAGATGGTCCAGTGGTGGGAGACCACCTCGTACATCGGGTACGACTGGTACCTCGACCATGGGCGCATCTCGGGCGGCCCCCACAGCTTCCTGCTCCTCATCCCCCTCGTCGGCGAGATGCCGGGCGGCGCCGCATTCCTGGGCGCCACCTACCTCGACTACGACATGTACCTCGGCGTGCACGAGCATCCCGTCTACGAGCTCATCGCCACCGAGGTCGACCGCATCAAGGCGTGTGGCGTCCGCGCCTACGTCGCCATCGACTCCAGCCTGTGAGAGCCCATGTCCACCACTCGTGACCGCATCGGCAAGCGCCGGAACTTCACCTCGGGCGAGCTCGCCACCGAAGAGGCCATCGACAACATCGGCAGCATCGGGTCCCAGCAGCTCCTCCACGTCCTGGCCGAGTTGCTGTGGGACGAGGTCGCCGATGCACCGCGCTCTGGCTTCCCCGGGAGCGCGTGCCAGCTCGACAACGGTGCGACCGACCTCGAGGTGGTCCTCGCCCCCGGTGTCGGCTTGATGCACGACACGGCCGAGACCGACGAGTTCGAGCCCCACTACAAGCCCATCGTGGTGGACGCCGCCGACACCTTCTCCGTCGACGCGCACGACTCCCAGGTTCGGTACGACCTGGTGTCGCTCGCTCCGCTGGTCGAGGCCGATGAGCCGGGGACCGTGACCGTGAAGGACGTCTCCTCGGGCATCATCTCCACCACGTCGTCGACCTTGCGGCGGCGCTGGGGCTTCACCCGGGTCGTCACCAAGGGCACTCCGTCGGTTAGCCCGGTCCGCCCGCCCACGCCCACCGGGCATGTTCCCGTGGCCTACGTGCGGGTTCCCGCGTCCACTGGCACCGTCCTGGTCGAGGATGCCCGGCCGCTGCTCACGCTTGGGCAGGGATGGCACCCGGGGCCTGGCGAGGCCTGGGGGATGGACCACGTCATCCCGTCTGCGTCGGCTCGGTCGAACGGCGAGCTCATCGTCACCTCGACCGGCACGCTCGACCTTTCGGTGGCCCCCGGCGACGCCGTCGTCGATGGCGTCCGCGTCACCCACCCGATTGCCGAGCTGCTGTCAGCGACCCCCGATGCGACGAACCAGCGCATCGCCACGGTCTACATCGACTCGGCCGGCGCGGTGGGCATCAAGCACGGGACGCCGGCTCCGTCGCTCCCTGTGGCGCCCTCGCTGGCGGCCGATGAGTATGGCCTGGCCGACATCTTCGTGGGTGCCGCTGCGACTGCCATCGGCACGGGCGACATCACCGACACGCGTGAGATCGGCGAGTACATCGGCGAGGGGCAGCTCCGCGACAACGCGGTCTCCGGCGACAAGATCAAGCCCAACGCGGTCGACGGTTCGAAGATTGCCGCGGGTGCCGTGACGTCGACTGAGATGGCACCGAACTCGGTCACTGGCACCGAGCTGGCGAACGGGTCGGTGACGAACCCCCACCTCGCGACGAATGCGGTGGGGACCTCCAAGGTGCTGGACACCGCCATCACCCAGGCGAAGCTGAGCTTCAATCTGGCCATTCCGCAGGTAACGGTCTCAACCCCCTCAAGTGGGACGCAGCGGGCCACCATTCAGGTCGTCGACGCTGATGGAAACGCTCTCGCTGGGGTCCGCCGTCTTCGCTTCGTGATGGAGCTGGACGGCATGCCGGGCGGAGGGACCTACGAGGATGTCGTTCCCGGAAGCGATGCGACGGCAAACGCCCCGGACCACGACATCTTCACCCAGTCGGGTTCAGTCCACATGTTCCGGCCTTCGGTTGTGACGGGGTCTCTGGCGAGTCCTGGCACGGTGACTGGCTTCACCGGGACATGGAGGCCGACCGGGTCGGCCTTCCATCGCTATGCGCTGTACGTCGACACCAACAGCAGCGGTCAGGCGGTCGTCGATGTGTGGATGGCGGCCACAGGGTCTCCGACCAACGTGGCCGCGTGGGCGCATGTCCAGCCTGTGAACGGCGTCGGCGCGGGGACCCCCGTGGCCGGCTTCCCGACGGTTGTTGCGATGCAGTGGTGACCTACTGAATGACGAGCATGACTCTGAAGTTCGGTTGGCACTTGACGAAGGGGATGCCGTCGTCCGTGTACTTGGCCTCGGTCGCTTCCCACGCTCTCGGGAGCTCGTCCTCGCCCATCTCCAGGTTCGTGAACCAGCCTTGAGCTTCGCGCTCGTCAGCGTCTCGTGGCAGGTCTGCGGCTGTCCACTTGTAGTCGGCCGACTTGAGGTTCCCGCCTTCGAGAATCTCGATTCCTTCGTCCTTCACGCCGCATTCGTGGTCGTGAATGAAGGCGTTCTCGGAGCACCCCACCATCCCCACCAGAACCACGCCAACCAGTGCCCTCATGCAAACCTCCTGGACGGATGAGCGGGAGAAATCCCCCTCAGACGTTCCGACCAATGGGGGTGGGCTATTGCACGGGGAGCGACCGTTCAACGACGGCGTGCCTTCCGCATGTCCTTCTCGACATCGGACCGGCTTCGAGCGGTCATCAGAATGGTGAATGCGGCTTTGATCGACGCTTCTTCCCACGGGCTCAGCTCGAGGTCCTCGGCCCTCGTTCCTGAGAAGCGGACCAATGGTGCGGGTTCGTCATCGCTTCGGCTCAGCATGGTGGCCAGGAGCAGGATGTGGTCTGGACTCGAAACAGTCACCCACTCTGCCACTTGGCCCCCAACATCGCGTAGTGGGGGCGCAGGCGGGACCCACACGTTCTTCCGGTCGCCAGCCCGGACCACGAGTTTCTCCCAGAACACCCAGTCTGAGCCCGCGCGCTGAACCTGCAGGACGGGCCAGACCTGGAGGTTGTCGACGTCCCCCGCCAGGTCGCCCTTGATGCTGAAGTAGCTGTAGATGGATGTCTTCGAGTTCGTGTACTTGGGGGCTCCAGAAGGTGAGCAGAAGGTCGCCTGCTCGACCCGGTCCTCGCGGCAACTGTAGGCCGAGACGATGTCGGTCACGGTCTGACGGTACTCGTCGTGGAGCGCGTTGTAGGCCTCGTCGACGCTTGCTTGGAAGTCTTCCTCGGAGTTGGCTTGGTCGGCAACCTTCCTTGGGGTGGCCGGATCCACGAGGAACGGGCTCTCGACGACTTCAAGCCCCACCAAGACAGCGAAGGCGCCGTACAGAGCGACCAGGGCGCCGATGGGTGCTCCAAGCATCCACCACTCGAACAGTCCCTCGTCGTCGGACATGCGCCCCTCCAGAGCAATCAGGCTGTGGCCACGCCGTCGGGGCGCTGATGCAGTCCCGCGATGCTCAGGACATGCCCCCGGTCACCCCATCGTAGCGGGTGCGAGCCGTCACGGCCCCATGTCCCAGGTTCCGGCGTAGGTCACACGCTCTCGAGGAATCAGGTGCCAGGACTGGTCCTCCGGAATGCGGACCGCGATCCACTGCTCGTACACCGTGACGGTCATGTCGCCGCGCAGGTGCCGGACGGTGTTGGGGACTCCGTCGTGGTCGACGAACTGGACGTACCCCTGCTCGATCTCCATCTCAGCGACGGGCTCGCCGAAGGACCGAAGCTCTCCGGCCTCATCGGACATGGCCTTCGGCTGGACACAGCCTGCAATCAGACACAACGAGAATGCTCGACCGAACATGGCTCCTCCTCAGCTGGATGATGCGCGCGTTCGCATCCTGTCGATGAGTACTCCGACTCGCGACCCTGCTCGACTTCCTGGAACGTGAAATCTCGAGGGGCCCAGGCCGCTCGCCGTCGAGAGGGCGAGCCGCCTAACCCCGTCCACCACCTCGCTTCTCCATCCCCCGACCACCTCTGGGCTCACCCGCCGTAGGGCCGCCCGGTTGCGCGGGCGGCTGGAGACTTCATGCCTGTTGACTACTCCGACCCCATCTACAAGGACATCGGCGGCCGTCGGCACGTGTCCTACGACATCACCGAGACCGGCACCGGTCCGAGCGACGAGTGGCAGCTCCCCATCCACAAGTTCGCGACGCTCACGCTGCTCCACTGCGTGCTCGAGACCGCGGGCTCGGCCACCACCATCGATCCCGAGACCGGCGTGGCGAGTGGGTGGGCCACCACCGGCATCGACCACCTGGTGGACAACTCCTCGCCGGGCGCTTCGGTCCGCATCCAAGACCGGGTCCACATCGTTGCCCGCGACGGCTTCATCTACGGCCGGAGCAACCCCGACAACACCGCCGGCACCATCAAGACCCGCGTCGCCTGGGTTGAGGGGCACGACGAGTGAGCAACTGGAGCAGCCAGGGCGCCTGGGTGGGTGTCGGCGCTGCGGCGGTGGCCACCCTCGCCGCCGTCGTCGCCCCCGACCCCGCGTCCCAGACGAAGTCGGCGGGCCAGGCGCTCACCGCCATCACCTTCGGGGCCTTCGAGGACCCCGACGGCCGCATCGCGTCGTACCAGCTGCTCAACACTCAGGTGCGCGGCGGGGCTGTGTTCGGGGTGAGCACGGGGGACGGCCTCGGGCCCTACCCGGTCACCACCCAGGCCGACGGCGACCGTGGCTTCCTGCAGCTCGCCGCGCTGGACTCCGGCGGCAACACCCTCGCCACGGCCACCTACGGCTACGACCGGGACGCCCCCGCCGGGGCTGCCTCCGATGTCGAGCTGCTGTGGTTCGACTTCACCACGGTCGCCACCGGCGCCGGCATCACGTCCGGCGCCCACGTCATCACGACGGCGCAGGGCGACATCACGGTCACCGTGGCGTCCTTCTCGGGCAACAACGGCACGCTCACCCCGACCGAGAACGTCGGCCTGGTGTGGTCCGGCACCGTGGGCGGCACCTCCACCACCGCGGCGGCCTTTGACTGGGTGGCTCGGCTCGCGTCGACCTGGGACGGCGAGTTCGCCGCTCACGGCATCGTCGTCGTCGAGCTCTACATCACCGCCATCTCCTTCGGCGGGTCGGGCGAGGGCTTCATCTGTGGCCTCTCTCGCGACACCACCCACAACTCGGGGGACGCTCGCTCGCTGATGGTCACCGAGAATGCTGGTGACAGCGCCCAAGAGGACCGGAAGACCCGAACGGGCACCGGCACCGACGCCATCAACACCCGGGCGAAGGTCACCGAGCGCGTGGTCACGCTCATCCTGACGGCTGGCGAGCTCGTCGAGGTCATGGACACCACCGGGTCCACAGCGCCCACTCCGGTCCCCCGGGGCGCCAACACCTACGTCGTCGGCTCCGACCAGGTCAACCGGCTGGACGCCACTCCCAACTACGTCGCCAACGCCTACGCCATCGCCGCGAGGACGGGGCGCACCACCTACGCAATCACTGGCCTGCGCGTCACACGGAGGCAGTAGTGCCGCTCTCTCTTCGCTACCTCCAGGACGGCACCGACGTCGACACTGGACGCCGCATCGACGAACTCAAGATTGCGTCGACCGCCGACGGCGAGCACCAGGTCGCCGCCATGCGCTGCGGCGAGGACGTGTTCGTCGTGATGAAGGTCGACGGCGCGAAGCTCACCGAGGCTCGGCGCCAGGCCATCGCAGACAGTGGCGGCCGAGTGCTCGCCTCGCTGCTCGACGACTCCGGGCTCCGCGAGCCCATCGACACCTGGTCCGGCGAGGGCGCCCCCATCGAGGACGCGCCCTGTTGACCAGCCTCTACCACCACTTCCGGGGGCAGAAGGCCCCGCGGCCGGCTCGGGACCCTCGAGCTGAAGGAGCCTCACGCATGCCTCGCATCGGGACCATCCGGCGCATCATCGTCCACCACACCGCCAGCTCGGCGTACGACGACCCGCTCGCCATCAACCGCATGCACAAGCGGAAGTTCGGCGGCATCGGGTACCACGCCCTCGTGCACCGGGCGCGTGGCGGGGACTGGGTCATCGGCGACGGGCGCGACGACGAATCCCTCGGCGCCCACGCTGGCGGAGCCAACACCGGGAGCCTCGGTGTGGCCCTCGCCGGCAACTACGAGCACGCCGACCCCGACAGGGCGGCCGTGGCCATGCTGGTCGGCCAGTGCCTCGCCTGGTGCCTCGAGCACGGCCTGAGCGCCGACGACATCCACCCCCACCGCGACGTGGGCACGACGGCCACCGTCTGCCCCGGCCGCATCCCCATCGACCACATCCGCGGCGCTGTTCGCGTCGCCCTCGCGTTCCTGCGAGCCCGCTGAGAGGTGTCCATGTCCCGCAAGCCCGCCCGCTTCCTCCGTGCCGTCGCACGCTTCCTCAATCCCATCCGCAAGGCCGCCCTCGCCGAGCTCCGCAAGGAGACCCTGGAGCGCCTCAACGACGACGACGTCATGGGCGCCTGGGTGCGCAGCAAGGCCGAAGCCTTCGACGAGAAGTACGACTTCTCCGACTTCCCGGTCATCGGTGAGCACCTCGAGCTGTGGGACCGCGATGCGGCCGAGCACGCTCTCTGGTTCGCCGTCGAGCAGGCCCGCGAAGAGCTCAAGGCCGCCGCGTGATGTGGCTGGCCCTGCTGGCATGGACGGGCCTGACGCTCGCCCAGGAGTCCACGGGAGGCGGCGGGTCGTTGAACCCCGCCACCCCCGACGACGTCGCCACCGCTCTCAACACCCTCGCCTCGTGGGTGATGGGTGTCGGCGGCGCTGGCGGGGCCAGCACGGTCGGTGCGGGGCTCCTCCTGCGGCACCAGTGGTTGAAGATGTTGGAGCGCCTGGAGAAGGCTGAGACGGCGCTGGCGACCCTCCAGGCTGCCCCCGTGGTCCCCGCGTCCGAGGTCCAGGCCCTTCGAGACCGCGTCGCCGGGCTCGAAGCACAGGACAACGAATCCACCCAAGTCCCGGTTCTGCCCGAGCTGCCGAAGGAGCTCGGCGAACGCCTGGCCACGGTGGAGGAGCAGGCCAAGTCCCTCCGGAGAGACCATGATGGCCTCAAGCAAGACCTCCAGCGCGACCTCGACCAGCACCGGGAGAGCGTCGCCGGCCAGCTCTCGCGCATCCACGACGACGTGCGGCGCGCGATTGAAGCCTGAGAAGCGCCGGCGGCTGGATGCTGTTGCTGCCGTGCTCGCTGCTGGAGTGGCGAGCCTCGCCCCGGGTGAGGAGGCGAGGGAGGCTTGTGAGGTGCAGCCGGCGACTGGGCTCCGGGGGACGGAGCACTGACCTCGTGCTGGGCGGCTACTGGCGCTCGACGCCGTCATGGGGGTTCATGATCATGCCTTGGCAGCCTGTGTGGTTGCTTTCCTTGATCTCCATGCCGGGGTCCGAGCCGCCCTTCACCTCAACCCCCGTGGTCTCGAGGTCCTGGACCTTCAGGCTGCGACGGCTGCGGGGCTGGTTCTTCTCGTTCTTCATGGTGTCTCTCCGAGGTGGATGAGCGGTTGGGAGCCCGGATGGGCCACCTGAAGCTACAGCCGGCCGAAGAGGGCCAGTGGGACACGAGTGGGACACTCTGCTTGGATGGAGGGTGGACGCATGGGTAGCCGCATCCCCGACAGCGGCATCGACTTGATGCCTTCGGGCCGTCTTCGGCTGTGGACGGGCTGCGAGGTTCCGTTCCAGGGCCCGGCCTACCACACAGCCTGTCGCCCGCTCGAGGAGGTCACCGTGGCCGAGTGGATGTCCATCCGTCGGCACCTCCAGGCACGGAACGGGTCGGGCTTCGTCACCGCCATCCTCGCCACGCCGGCCGGGGCTTGGTGGACCCGGACCGCCCCCATCCTTCGAGCTGCGTGGGCCATCCCGACCGCGGCACCAGCGATGTGGCATGCGCCTACGGCTCCAGGTCCGACGGAGTGGGTGGGGCCTTCGCCCGTCTTCCACTTCTGACCCGCGCTTCCCCTGCGATGAGCCCCGCCGTCCAGGCCAGCCGCATCAGCGCCACCGTGGCGGAAGCGTTCCACCGGCACTGCCGCCGCGCTTCCGTCGCTGCCACCTCGGCCTGCAGGTAGGTCTCCGACGCCGCGTAGAGCGCCCGCATGTCCCCCCGGTAGGTCTCGGGCAGGTCTTCTGCGTCGCGGTCGCCGTGGAGGTCTAGGAGAGGCCAGACCAGGCCGATGATTCGGGTTCGCAGGTCCATGGCACCCCTCGGGTGTACCGGCCCCCGAAGCGCTGGTGTGCGCTGGTGGGCCCGGTCGCCGCTCCGGGGGACGGTGATGGGGGGAGGGTATCTGGTTGGGGGACATGCGTCCTGCGGCTCGAACGCAAGGGGGAGTCGGTCGATTCAGACATCGGCCTGACGAATTCGGGTCAGGTTGACGCTCAGGACATCGAAATGTGAGTGCTGGCCTCTCCCGTCCGACCCTTTCTCCCCGGTTCATGTGCTGAACCCAGGACGGGAGGGGCTACTGCTTCCACCTGGCGAAGCCGAATCCGGCCCGGTCAACTCGCAGGCGACGGCCTCTCCCTGGCCAGGTGGGCGCGACCTCCAGGACGATTTGGCCGTCTTCGTCGACCACAACCCGAGCGTCGTGCCAGTAGCCTCCGTTGAACAGCTGGAGGACGTGGGTGGGCTGAAGCTCGGTGCCGCCGAGCATTACAGCCTCACCCTCCGGCAGCTGTGCGATGCTGAGGGTCTCGCTCCACCCCATCCTGAGGGAAATCCACTCGTCCTTGGCCATGGGTCGTGCTGGCACTTCGGCTCCCACCGTTTCGGGTCTACCGTGGGCGTATATGCGTAGGTGCTCGCGTCCAGCAGATACCCGAGATTCGGGGATGGGCTGGCGTGTCCGGTGAGGTGGTGATGTGACGCGCCGCGCACCTCCCTGTCTGTGTCGGAACGGACAGGGGGGGGGATCGTTGTCCGTGGGAGATTTTGGGCTCAGCGCGCCACTGGAGGGCGGAGGGCTGACGCGCATGGGTCAGGTGCGGAAGCTCCCATGAGGCATTCCGTCCTTCGAGCTCGAGGCGATGTGCAGCTGCGTGCGCCTGGTTCGAAAGGGAGATGGGAGGCGCCTCGCCCTGTCACCGAGGACACGCGACATGAAGCCATTTTCGGGCGAGGCGTCCCTCTCATTCCCACTGTCCAGTTCATCCACCCGTGTGAGCTCCGTGAGGGAGCAGGGTGCGCCCGAGCCCGAGACGCCTCGGGCACCTCGCCGAAGGGGTGGGCGGGCTCACCAGACGCTCCGGTACGCTCCTGGCTCAGGAGGTCCCCTCTCGCTCCCAACGGTCTCGCAACCTCGAGGTGATTGGGGGCCTCCGCCTTTCCTCTCGGGCAGCTCCGTCAGGCAGGCAGGGCCTCGTCCCCCCACCCGATGGGGTGGCACCCCCACTGCCGCATCAGGTCGCTGACCTGGCGGAGGTCGAGCGACCGGCTCGGGGTGACCAGCTTCAGGACCCGCATCTCCAGCGAACCGTCTTCCTGCCGCGCGAAGGGCAGTGCAAGGACCCGGCGCGCCTCACCTCGCAGCGGGTTTGCGACCCTCCCAGTGGACTTCAGCCCGCTACTCCGGGCCTCGATGAAGCCAAGCGCACGCCTTGAGGTGACCGCCCGCCACGCCAGGTCGCTCGTCGACGGGCGGTCGACCGGGCCCGAGGAGCTCGCTCCCCACGCGACGATGTAGTCCAGCATTTGCTCTGCAGGCGACGGCCGCAGGATGCCCCCGCCCTCCGAGAGTCCGTAGCGCTGGAGGTCTCGGGCGAGCCTTCGTTCGGCGTTGTTCGCGGCTGAGGACATGTGTACTCCGGGGCTGTACCTCCTTCCACGGAATCCCCCCCCTGGGGGTTGAGCGTTCAGGACATGTGTCTCGCCCGTGTGCCTCGGTCCTGGCCTCTCTCCATGCTGGACGAGTAGCCTCGCTGAAGGCACTCTGGACACCGCTGGGCGCTCGGAGGGTGGATGCGAAGATGGGTGTGGCGATTCGCTGGAGCCTTGGGCATGGGCCTGATCTTGTCCTGGCCGGGCGCCCCGACGGTGCAGGAGGCACAGGCCTGCAAGTGCGAGCACGGGGCGAACGGAGTGGAGTTCGCGAAAGACTTCGACCAGGTCTTTCTCGGCGTCGTGCTCGGCACCCTTCCATCCGGCTGCAATGAGGGGATGTGGACGCAGCGCACTCGGTTCAAAGTCGAGGAGGCATTCGTCGGAGTCGAAGTGGGCGAGGTGGTTGTAGTGAAACACCGTATCCATGGACCCGCGTGCGGGCGCCGCTTCGACCAGTGGGACAAGCGAGTCGTCTACGCGTTCGACGGGTACACCAGCGGGTGCTCGACCTTCGACCCGGGTGACAACCAAGCCTTTCTCAGGGACCTGCGCGCCGAGTTCGGCGAGTGAAGGCCCGCCCCCGCTACCGCTGCCCTGGCTGTGGCCGACCAACGGTCTACGCCAGGCCCGCTGACGGAGAGCGGCTCGCAGCGGCCTGCATCTCGTGCGGGTGGGCGGCGGAGGATGCTCCGCGGCTCCAGCTGGTGAAGGAGCGGCTCACCCGGGTGGAGCGGGCGATCGTGGTGGAGCACTTCAAGAAGGGGCGGTGAGCCGGTCAGATGCAGTCCGCCACCAGCGGCTCCACCGGTCTATCTCGGGCGCAGGAGGTGCCTGTGTCCACGCCCAACGCCCGCTTCTTCGCCAAGGTCCGCGCCGAGCTCGCCAAGCCGCCTGGTCAGCGCAAGCTCACCCGCGTCCAGGTCGCAGGCCTGCTCCAGCTCGCCGAGGAAGGGGAGCGGTTGCGGCCATTCGTGCGGCACAGGGAGGGGTGCGCCGTGCGGGTGGTGACGGAGTACGGGGGCGGGATTGAGGATGGGTGCGATTGCGGGTTGGACGGGGAAGGGAGGGCAGGGAAGCGCTCCGCCGTTTTGCCTGACTAGGCAAGCCTATGACGCTGTCTAAAGTCGAACCCGCAGGTACCGAACAATGAGCGTCGCCATAAGCATTGTGTGGGTGACCGTTGCAAGCACTACGCTGGATGCTGCGACTGATGCTGCGGGTCGAGCCCATGACACGTCTGTCATCGCCAGAAGCGCGATAGACAGATGCCGGAGCGCTGGGGTGAGGACTCCAGAGTAGGCCACAACCAAAGCGCTTACGAGCGAGCAGTATAGCAGCGTGTCAATAATGAACGAGCGCCTCTTCAGGGGAGTCGTAGGCTGTTCAGGTAGGGTCGGACTGTTCTTGAGAGGCTCGTCCAGCCATTCGTTGGACGATGCAGCAAAAACGCCCGCGAGTCCCATGTAGATGCCGAACAGGAGGCCCATCAGCGAGACGATTTGCTCGTTGATAGCTCCGTCCACGAAAAACGGGATAGTTCGACCACTCAGCCAGTAGCAAGCTGTATCGAGTACTGCCCATCCCACACCGGATGCGACGGCAGCCCAATGACGGGCAGTGAGTGCAGTGTGCTGGTAGCTCAGAAGCCGGAGCAGCCTTGCCTCGCGCCCGCCTGCATGCCTACGCCGGGGGGGGCCCTCACCCTGCATGGTGTTCGGCATAGAGGAGCTCCACGAGGTGGGGGACTACCACTTCGTAATCGATTTCCTCGTGTTGGTGGAGGCGAGCGGGTCGGAATACGATGGTCGACTTCCTCGACATGGCGGATGTGAGAAGCGCCTCCACCGCGGCATCAACGTCGACAAGATCTGACCCGGATTCGGGCGCCAGCTCGCAGTCCGCAGAAAGGTCGTACCGCTCCTGCTGGGTTCGAAGTCTGACGCGAGACTTCGACTGTCGAAGGAGGATGGGGCGGAACACCCCCAGGACTCCATCGCCGCGGAGCTCCGAGGTGGAGAGCGTGGTCTCTACTGTGACGTTGAATTGCCGGTCGGAGTTGGAGTCGATGGTGGTGTCGGGAATCACCACCGAAAAGGTCGCAAGCGCCTCGTTGTCACGCAGGAAGTCGCCCACGGTCTGTTCGGTTTCAAGGTCAATCTTGATGCGCCACCAGAGCAGGTAGCTGCGCCCTCCGGGCTCCGCGACCTCCTGCCTCAAGTCGCATTCGGCGCTGTACAGAATCGCGTTCAAGCCCGCCTCAATGGCTGACCTTGATGCTCCGGTGACGGTCTCGATGCGAGCAGGGAACGTGCCATCAGCGAGAGGCGAGTGGCCGATGACAACATGTGCGGTCACCACATCGGCGCGAGAGTCCTCGTCGTGCGAAATCACCTCTTCCTCGATGTCGGCGCGCGCATTGTATGGCCTGTCGTACCTTCCAACCTGAAACAACAATACGCTGTGGCCTGCAGCGTGTTCGGCGGCCAGAATCTTGCGGTAGCCTGTGATGCGCGTGTCTCTGGGGGTGTCGTGCTCGGTCTCATCGGGTTTCAGTCGCCGCAAGATGGGACGAGCCATTCCTGCCTGCAGTGAGCGGAGGACGCTCACGAAGCCCCAGTGCGGATCTTCGCACCAGCTCCCGCCCTTGCCCTGCTGCCATGCACGTACTGTGAAGAACCCCACACCGCGCCGATCGAACCCCTTTTTCGCCACTTCAGCCTCCAAGCCGCGGGACTATACAGGTAGGCGCCGCCAGCAGCTTCCCAGGAACCACGCATTCTGGTGAAGGTGGGTACCCCACTTGGGCCCGAGGGCCGATACACAGGAGCCCGCAGAAGGCTCACATCAGCACGATTCCCTGGGTTGCGCGCAGCTTGCGCATCTTTCGTACGCAACAGTACCTGTATTCTTGCGCGGCGGGCCGCTGGTGGGTAGCGCACGAATATCCCAGCCCCGATCTGGCAGAGCAGGCGGATGGGGCGGGCCAAGTGACGGCTACCGCGGCCGCGCCTTCCACGCTTCCAGGGCTTCCCGCCCACGAAGAGAGCGAACCACCTGGAACCTGCCCCACACGCCAAACTGCTCCAAGGTCACGTCTGCCTCTTGAGTGCTCGGGGCCAGCTCCCAGTACCGATGCGAGTCCTTGGCCTTCACACTGGACCGGACGTAGGCGGAAGACCAGCCGGACACGAGGACCTCGCGGTCTTTGACGGGGGACTCCGACTCCGACCCATCGTGGGCGACATGGAAGACCAGGCCGTTCGCGGAGCCGCGCGACACCCGCAACGGGATTGTGGTGCCACGGCGCACCCTTGAGCCCGACCGCGGTCCCCGGTTGCTCACCTGGTAGCCAGCGACCGCCTCGGGGGAGGTCATCAGGCGCCGGCCCTTCTTCATGCTGGGAAGCCGCCCGTCGTACATGGCGGTCCGCACAGCGGACTCCGAGATGCCGAGCTCGGCCGCCGCCGCGGCCACCGTCAGCGTGAACCGCTCCTCGGCGGTGCTGCCGGTCTCCTGCACCGTCTTCTGGTAGATGACGTCCAGGAGGGCCTGGTAGGCCGGCCGAGCATGGACCTCACGGGTCACCCAGCCACGGCCGGGGATGGGGGACGGGGCGAGGAGGGGGTTCGTGTCCGCGTAGGCCTCGTTGGTGACGGTGCCGACGGACACGGTCGGGTCCGCCGCGCGGACGCGGAAGTTGGCCAGCCAGACCGCCTCCTTTTCGGAGAGGTTGAGGGCAAGCGTCTTGCCGTGGGCCGTGGTGTAGATCTCGGTGGGCATGGTGTGCTCTCAGGCAGCGAAGGGGAGGGGAAGCTGGGACGTGCGATGAGCGGCGAGCATCGCCTCTCGGAGTTCAACGAGCTCGGCGTCTGCGACCTGGGGGCCGGAAGGGTTGCGGACTGCGCGATGGCCACGGCCCGGGTCGGCTTCGAGAAACACGGCGGGCTTGGTCGTGAGGCCGCGGAAGGCCTGGCCCGGGTGCCGAGAGTCGAGCCAGCAGCGGAGGCCAGTGGAGAGGACGACAGGCACCTCAGAGGCCATCCCGCGGCGCACCCAGACGTGGGCGCGGTCGATGTAGGCCTCCAGCATCTGGAGTGCCTCCTCGAGCGTCGAAGCTTGGTCCGCCCACCCCGTCTGGCGCCGGGATGCTGATGGGAGCGTGGCGGTCACCTCCACCCGGAAGCCGTTGCGGTTCCGCATCACCGCGCCGCTGATGCCGTCGGTCAGACTGGCCCAGGAGCGGTTCCGCCACAGGCGCGTGTACGCCGCCATTTCTCGGCCGTGGTCGGTCATCCACTCGATGGCTGGGCGAGCGCCGTAGCCACTTGGGTGGACCAGGCCGTTGGCGTCGGGAGTGAAGACTACCAGCGCACCGGGGTTCTCGTTCGCCGCGTACCGGACTGGGTAGGTGTGGACGTTGACGCGTCGCATCATGCCTCCAGGGCTGCCCCCGCGGGCGCGAACCGGCAGGGGCAATGGAGGCCCCCCGAAGGGGGCCGGGTGGCCTACAGGACCTCGGAGAGCCCGAGGTACTGCACGAAGATGGCCTCCTGGGCGAACCGGGCCTTGGCGACCTTCACCGCTTCGGCCACCTTCGCGCCGTCGGCGATGGACCCGACGGCGAGGACGTAGCGGAAGGAGAGGTCGCGGTAGACGCGACCCTCGTGGGCCCAGCCGCCGACCACCGGAGCGGTCTCGCGGGAGAAGCCACCGAAGATGTCGATGAGGTCCGCCTCGAAGTCGGCGACCTCCTCTTCGGAGAAGGCCCGGCCGTCGTTGTCGGCCTGGGGGATGAGGAGGGAGATGGTGAACATGTGGCGCTCTCAGTTGGAGCATCCCAGTGTCCCGCTGGGCCGGGGTGGCGAGGTCTCCCCCCGCCGACACCAACCTATTAACTTGTGATAATATCTGCGCCACAAGTTTTGTGGTGAAATCGAGATTCGTTGGTGGCCTCGTGAACGCCGAAACCCGCCGATCACTCGGCGGGGTTTGGGGCTACGGTCGGTCCTGTCATTGGGAGGTGCTGTCAGGGGAGAGCGGTGACTCCAACGCCTTCTTCGCACTTTCAAGCTCCCGTGCAATGGCCTCCACGGCCTCCGCGACCTCTTCTGGGCTGGCTTCGCCGCCATCCAGTCGAACCGCACGACAGAGGCGCCTCCATCCCTCGATGTCACTGCCGGCCCGCTCGTAGCCTGCGAACCACTGGACCCTCGAGCGCACCGCCCCTGCATCAGCTTCACACCCGAGCACCTCGGCGAGCTCGGCCACGGGGATGGACTCGGGCTCGCTCATGCGGTCGTTGACGTCGGCCTGTTCGTGGTCGGCGGCTTGCTGCTCCAGTTCGGCGATGCGTCTGCGGAGTGTGGCCACCTCGTCCTCGAAGCCCATGCAGAGGTCCCGCGTGGCGTCCTGCACCGCTTTGGCGATGTCGAGCGCCTCTCGTGCCTTTCGGACATCGCGGTTCGCCTGGTAGGCGGCGCTGATGCTGGTTTCCACAGTGAACGATTCCGGGTTCATGTTGTCTCCGCCTTGGGCTTCTCAGAAATGGCCACGGAAAACCTGAGTTCCACTTGGTACGTGATGCAAAGTTCAGGTGGAGCGTTCTCGTGGGGCTCCCACACGATGTCTTCATCGATCAGCTTGAACGCCTCTCCGGGTGGTGTCGCTTCGATGAGGTTGTGCAGCGCATCAAACGGGTCTTCGCCATGCGCCGTCTTGAGTTCGCCTGTGGCTTGTGGGTAGAAGCGGTGTTCGGTCATGCGTCCTCCGTCCCGCGGTCGTCGCGGCTGGGCTCGTGCACAGATGTGCATCCGTCTTCGGGTGTGTTCGTCATCGCGAAGCACAGCGCGGTCACGGCGATGACGTGGGTGGGGTCCCAACCGTTGACAGCGGCCAGGGTTCTGCAGAAGAGGAGGACTGCGGCGATTCGCAGGAAGTGCAGCGCGGTCGGCTTGAGGAAGTTGGCCAGCCGCTTCATCCCGGCCCCCACTGCTGGCGCGCTTCGGCCAGGGCCACGAGTGCGGCGGCCTCGGCCTCTTCCAACGAGGAGCCGTACCCGACGAAGTCGTGCACGCCTCGACCGTGGAGCATCAGCCCACACTTCCACGTGCCGATTTCCGGGTGGTGCTCGTAGCTGAGCGCGGGGCTCCCAAGCGCCGCCCGCCGGAAGCCCCGAGTTCCCGCGCTGCCCATGTCCGGCCCCATTGGGGCTCGGCGGTCCCGATCACCGAACGCGGTGAAGATGGAGCCGTCGTCGTTCAGGTCACACACGATGCGACCATCTGCGAGGCGCTCACCGAGTTGCGGGTCGAAGCCAGGCACAGCAGCAGCCCGGCGGTTCAGGTCGGCCCATGCGTTCTCGGCATCGGCCACCTCTCCGCCATTGGTGAAGACCCACTTCGCGAGTGCGGCCCTGTCCGTGAACACCGGGATTCCCAACTCCTCGGCGAGCGCAACCTCCCGGTCAGCGCCGGAAGACTCACCGGGGAGCCGGAGGACTGCATCACAGCGACGCACCCACGACAGGCACCAACGCATCCACACTTCGTAGGGGTTGGGGTGGACCATCTCCCAGAAGTGGGAGAGCAGCGGGACGAACGGGTGGGCGCCGATGTCCACCACCCACTGAGCGGCGTCGAGCATCACGCGGATGTTGCGGGCTGTGTCGCCCTTGGTGTAGGGGCCGGCGATGTAGATGTGGAGGTCACTCGGCATCGACCACCTCCACGCTGAGAGGCACGACCAGCCCCTCGGCGCCCCAGAACTCCCCACTCGCAGCCACGAAGGCTTCCGTCTCGCTGGAGACGTTGGCGTAGACCCGACCGTTGCCGGCATCCGAGAGCTTGGTGAGGCCGTACTGCGTCTTCAGGCCCACGTGCCCAGACGGGGTGCCGTCGTCGTTCAGGGCCATGAACAGCCCCGGCGGGCAGTCGTCCAGCGTGCAGGGGAGCCCGCAGCCTTGCAGGCGGTACTCATTGGGCATCGACCACCTCCTCGGCGCCAAATTTGAACACCAGTCCAAACATCGGCACAGGCAGGAAGTAGAGCCACCGGTTCTTCCGGTCCCAGTAGAAGCCGACCCACAGGTCGTACCAAGCGAAGATGAGTTCAACCTTCATCGGCCACCTCCTCGGCGCCGGAGGCTGCACCGTCGTCGGCGCCGCGCACGGGCCAGGGGACGGGCTGCCATTCCCACCCGGCCGGGACTGCGCGGGCGATTTGGTCGTGGACCTGCCGCCATGGGGCGAGGTCGCTGACGTCTCTCATCCAGATGTACCCGTCGGCGACCTTGAGGATGGCGGGACTGACCTCACCCAGCCCGCGGTCCTCGATCAACCATGCTGCAGACCGAGCCGCGTGCGCCTCGACGTCTTCGGCGCTGGGCACGCCCTCGCGCCACTCGACCTCCAGCATCCCAGTCAGCCGTTCGATGTTCTTCATGGCGGCTTCAATGGTTGCTGTTCCGGGGATGGCCTCGAGTTCGGCCACGCGCGCCCGCATTGCAGCCACCACTCCCGGCAACCGCGGCCAGTCCATGTCGGGGTCTTCGCTGTAGCCAGCGGCCTCCAGCGAGTCGGTGAGCGCGCGCCGTAGTGTGGTCGTGTCGTTCTGCTGCAGCTCGCAGGCGGCTTCGAGCTCGGCCACGCGCTCGCGGAGTTGCTCGGCCTCGCATCGGGTGCAGACATTCCGCTCGTCATCCCAGCAGTCCAGCCCGTGTCCGCAGTCCAGCGGCTCGGACACGGCCGCAACCATGGCCGCAAGGGCGTCAGATGCGGCGACACGGGGCGGCAGGCTGGGCCGTTGGCGGTTCAGGTCGAGGTACTTCCGCATGATTCGCGCCCGGCTGGTCTCCAGTTCAGCCACCCGAGCCCGCAGTCGCCCCACCTCATCGTCGGCCGGCGGCACCAGCCTCGCCTCAGTGGAGGGGAGCCCGTTGTCCCACAGCACGATGCGGCACTTGGGGCACAGGCTGCCAGACATGTGGTGTTCCAGCGCCGACTTTGGCCCAACCCACTCGCACCGCCTGCACTCGAAGTGCTTCACGTCGACCGGCGGGACGTCAGGGTCGAGCACGTCCACTTCCACTGGCTCAAGGCCGCCACCCCGCCGGGCATCGAGCAGCGCCCACCCCTCGAGCACGGCACTGGGCTCGACGCCGTCCACGTGCGCGACCACGGCTGCGGCGGCGGCCTTCCACTCGTCGGAGTCGTCGAGGAGGACCCCGGCGAGGTTGAGGGGGGCGGCGGCTTTGCGCAGGAGGGCGGCGAGGGCTTCGGCGCGGGCGTACTGCTCCTCGTACCGCTGAATCTCGTCTGCCAGTTGCTTCGTCTGGCCCTCGACCGCGTGCTGCAGTTGCACCAGCAGCGGAGGGCCGGAGTCACGAGCGTCGCCGCAGATGGTGTCGATGGCGGCACCGATTGCAGTCTCAGCAGCTTCAGCGCGAGCGTGCTCGGTCAGGTACGCGTCAGCGATGTCGGGCGCCCGGAGGTAGAGCCTTGCGTTGGCCTCGGAAGTCGGCCCGTTGCCGGTCCAGCAGGAGACCGCACCATGCTGGGGTCGGTCTGCCCACCCATCGATGGTGTCTGGATGCTCGGGCACGAGGACTCCCCATACGGGCCCCGAGCCGCGCTCGAGGTAGCCGCGGAAGAGCTCGGTCGGGTCCAGGGCTGAGTCCATCTGGGCCAGCCGAAGTGGGCCGGGGGAGGCGGCCTCGCGGAGAGCACGGACCTCTTCGGGGGTGATGTTAGGCATGTGGGTCTCCAGGCTCAGTTCTCGAGGGTGTCGACGGAGAGGGCGGCGGCGAGGGGCTGCACCCAGACGGGCAGGGCCGAGAGCGTGAAGCTCTGACCGATCTGCTGGCGGAGGAGGGTTTCGAGCATCACGCTGCCCACCGCCTCGAAGGCCGGGGGCGGGACCGCGTTGCCGATGCGCATGCGGTGGTCGGAGTCCGAGCGACCATCCAGCCGAAGCGGGGACCCATCGAGCAGTCGAGTGGGGAACCCTTGGAGCGCGGCGAGCTCCAGCGTGGTGAACGGGCGGTGCCGGGTGCCGTCGAGCGAGATGATGACGGGACAGCACTGCTCCTTGGGGGCGGGAAGGGGCCGAGGGTCTGCGACTGACCAGGCGCCGCGGTCGTGCTTCGCGTTGCCGACGACGGTCTTGGTGTGCTGGTCCCACTGGACCACGCCGTAGTGCCCGCCCGAGGACCAGTCCCCGCCCTCGGTCTTCGACCAGGTCGGGCGAGGGTCCGCGACGTTGGGCCGACTGTTGCCCGCTGCCCCGGTCACCGTGGTGCTGGTCTCATCCCAGCGGATGACCCGGTACACGTTGTTGTGGCGGCGGGTCTGGCGGTTGTCGGCGTCGCAATCGAGGCGGGGGTCGGCGACGGCGGTGGCACCCTGGCCGGTCGTGGAGGCGCCGATGACGCATCCAGCGGGCTCAGCCCAGCCCGTGACGCGGTGCTTGCCTGCGCCCCCGCGACTGGTGGTACACCTCGGGTCGGCCACGGAGTAGCTGCCGGCTCCGGGTGCGGCTTGGCTGGTGATGGTGCCGCAATGCCCTTCCCAGGGAACGACACCGTAGGGCTGGTAGCGCCCAATCTCGCGAGGTGGTCGAGGGTCTGCGACGGAGAACCGCCCGGTGGTCGCTCCTGCGCGACCGGTGATGGTCGGTGCGGCCTCTCCCCATTTAGAGACTCCGAGGACTCCGCGGTGCCATGCGGTCGCCGGAGCGAGCCGCAGGCCCTCGACCATCCCGTCCCGAATCTTCAGGCGGTTGAGGGAGCGCCAGTCCTTGCCGGCCTCGATGAGGGCCAGCCGAAGCCAGGTCTGCCACTGCAGGCGAGGCAGTCGGTGCATGGACCCGGCCTCTTCGTCGTCAGGCATCGGCAGCGTGGACAGCACTTCGCCTACTCCGAGCAGTCGCCTGCGCGGGGGCTCGTAGAGGAAGGGCAGCACCTTCCGAGCATGGCGGGCCACCAGGAGGAAGCGCTTGCGGCTCTGGGCGAGCCCGCCGAGCTCGCCGCAGTCGTGTGTGGTCTCGGCGACCTGGTAGCCGTAGGCGCGGAGGGTGCCGGTGACGGCGTCGAGGAGGTCCCGGCTCCGCTGGACGATGCGGGGCACGTTCTCCATGATGACCAAGGCCGGCGGGTCGTCTTTGAAGGCCTCCAGCGCGAGGACCAGGCACCGGAGGACGAGGCGGTTGAGGGCTTGGTAGCGTTCGCTCTGGGCACTCTTCCGGTTCAACAGGCCGGAGTTGCCCTTGCACGGCGGACTCCAAGCAAAGACGTCGGGGCACTCTCCGCCGGCCGCGGCGAGGACGTCGGCCGGGGCCACCTCCTTCCAGCCGGGTGGGGGCTCGCCCGTGTTGCCGCACGCCTTGCACCGCTTCCGCGCGGTCTTGCAGGGGGCGTGGTAGGCCCGGAAGTCCTCGAGGTCGAAGAGGTCGCGGCAGGTGGCCTTGGTGCCGGTGAGGCGTTCGAAGTCGCGGCACGCCGCCGGGTCAGAGTCTATGCCTCCAAGGCAGCGGAAGCGGGCTTCGAAGCGGCCAACACGGGCATGGGCCCGCGTCAGTCCGAGCGACATGCCGCCGAGGCCAACGCACATCCCGAAGTGGGTGTAGGTGGAGCGAATGGTGTTGAGTGGGGCCGACATCGTTGGCCTCCAGGTGGATGTGCTCCCCTCCGCCGTCCGAGCCGCACCTTGTGGGGCAATACATCACCCCGGGGGAGTTCAGGCTCGAGCAGGAAGGACCGGTCTCAGCTCGACAGAGGGGAGCGAGTCAGGAGAGGTGGGCGGCGAGCTGGATGACAATGACGAGCCATGCAGCAGCGGCGACGACGGTGGGCAGGTCGACAAGACCGGGGCCTGGTGGGGTGGCGGCGGCGGTCATGGCGCACCACCCTTCGGCGACCACGGAGGACAACCCTCGGCGTCCTCAACCGGCATCTCGTTGAGCTGGAAGGTCTGGGCCTTCTGCCATGCGCGGACCTCGGGGAGGTGGTCGAGCTGGCACTCCAGGGCGCCCTCGTTGACCGAGAGGAACCACTTGCAGGTGTGGCAGTTGTGCTTGACTGAGGCCTGCAGCGCTTCAAGGACCAGCCGAAGGACGTGGCGGAACACTGGTGCCACAGCCCGGTTGGCGTCGATGCTGACCAACCCGGGAAGCGACACCGAGCCGTAGATCTGCGCGACCTTCTCAAGCGCGTCACGAGCTTCGAAGCTGTTGGCCTGCCCTCGCCGACCGACGCGGTTCAGGGCTTCCCCCACCGGAAGGTCGAATAGGAGTGTGATGTCCGGCCGGGGAGCGATGGCCTCGTTCTGGTGGAGCAGCACATCAGGGTCGAGTCCGCGAGCCCCTTGGTAGGCCACGGTGCTCAGGTAGTAGCGGTCGACCACCACGACCTTGCCGGCGAGCAGCGCTGGCCGGATGACGGATGCGACGTGCTCCTCCCGGTCACGCATGAACGCATCCAGCTCCTCCGACGCAGGCAGCCGCTCGCCCGAGAAGCTCTCTCGGATGCGGCGGCCCCATGGCCCGCCCGTCGGTTCCCTTGTGAGAACAGTCGGGACCCCGAGCGCGTGGAGGGCTGCAACCAGCAGATCCGCCTGTGTGGACTTGCCGGACCCGTCGACCCCCTCGAAGGCGACGAGGAGACCGGTGTGGGGCATGGGGAAAGGCGGAACCGAGAGACCGGGAGATGGGACTTCCCCTTGGCGAGGCTCCTCCCAGCCATTGAAGCTGGCAAGCCACTCGGCCGCCTCGACATCCGAAGCGAACGGGCGAACCTCCATGTCCTCGTTCACGACCTCCCAGATCCCTCCGAGGTCGTTGTAGGTGATGCTCCAGGTTTCCCCATCGTGGGTACCGCAGATGCCTTTGCCCCCTACGACGGGCTGTCCCGAGACGAGCAGCCAGTGTCCACGGCTGGTCGACCCCGTGACCTCCAATCCACACTCTCCCCCACCCGCCCCCATAGGGCCTATGGCGGGGGAGGTGGCGCGCCCTCCACTGTACCGACGACTGTACCGACATTGAAGTGTCGACACGGCCTGACACGGGTCTTCGGTCGGTACAGCCTTCCCCGAAAGCCCCGTGGTGACGGTGCTTTGTGGTTCTGGCGGATAACTGGGCATGAAACGCCATAACCTCCGCCCTACGCTCCCTTGAATCCTCATAGAGGCTCCGGCGCAAGCGCCTCCACCTCTATGCGGATGCAAGTCCGCTCCGGGCTCCGGCAACGGCGTCTATGCCTTGGCGTTGGGCGCCAATCCCGCCTCAAGGTTTCGGGCGGGTCGTGTGGGTTTGCGCTATGGATCTGGTTCGCGAGGTTGCCAATAGCGATGAGCGCGGGACGGATTGATGCAGTTGGCACATGAACCGGAACTACCTGCACTTCCTCGTGCCTCACTCGTCGTGAGCGTCTTCACCGCTGGTCTGGTTTCGGTGTTCTGGTGGACTGGAGTCGTGGACGGACGAACCCTGATGGTCCTTTTGGTCTGGCTCGGCGCGATTCCTCTGTTGTGGCAGCAGGGGGCGTCGGCGCAGGCTCGACGTTCCCGTCGACTTGCCGTTGGTGGCGTCATTCTTTGGTGGCTGATCTGTCTCCTTCAGTTTCCTGGGTTCCCTGCTGTTCAACCTGGACTCATCCCCGCGTGGATTCTCATGATGGTGGGGGTGGTCGTGGTTGCGATTGGCACTCACTGGCGGAAAGGCAGGTCACCGTTGCGAGGCCGAAATGTCGGTTGGGCGGTGTTCGTGGCGTATTCCAGTGCACTCCTTTGTGGCCGATACATACTGACTCAGTCCACACCGGAACGGTGTGTGGCTACAAACTGGACCGGGCATCGAGCTGCTGGCCGTCGTGATGCGCTGAACGAAATGCAGGCCGTAGGGATTGCCGGAGCTTTCTCGAGAACCGACGCTGAGGGCATCGCTGTCTGCCTCCAGTCGTTGCCCGTGGAATCTGCAGGAGCCGCTGGGGGGGCAGGTCCCCGATGGACAATCGATGCGACTGACCTGTCGGGGTTCGCCAACTTGCCCAGTTTCCCATCGACTCCCACCAAGATGTGGTCGTCCGGCGTTCGGGATTCCTGCCAGACTGATGTCCTTTTTTCAGCGGAATGGACGCAAGCGACAATCTCGTGCCTATACTTCGAGATGTAGGGCCATTTGGGCTGTTATATGGCCAGACGGTTATGATGCCGCGTTGACGGGTGTCGCAGACCCCCGGCGGGAGCGGCGCCCAACTGGGCATGAAACGCCATAACCTCCAGCCTGCGTTCCGGGAATCGTCAGACTCGCTCCGGCAGCAAGCTGCCTCCACGAATCTGCCGATGCCCTCCACTACGGCTTCCGGCAACGGCGTCTATACCTTGGCGTTGGCCGCAATAGGCCCTACGTTTTGCCTGGTGCTGACCGTGCCTCGTGCGTGGACAGCTGGGGACCTTCTCCGGATTCACTGAATTGAGGTCGCCCAAGATGGATAGGGGCCCCCCACGTTGCGGATGGCGAGACTATTGAACCCGTCTTATTGAACCGCACCGATCATCCTGAGACGTTGCAGGTCCTGTTGCAGGCTCTCAACGCCAGACATTCCAGGGTTTGCTTCAACTACAAAGGAAACGCACCAGGGTGAATGCCGCGATAGTCTGGCTGTTGCGATTGTGTCCACTATTGCGTGTGTCTCAAACTCAGCCGGAGATAGAATCTCCTTGTGCTGCCACAGTGCATCTGCATCTATACAGGCCTGACGGGCGGCGTTTGTAGTAATGCTCTCAGGTTTGACCCAGAGCTGGAGCCTTGAGTCGATAAGCTGGGCATTGCTGCAATCAACCGTGCAGCCGAGGGCTGCGGCAACTTCGACCATTTCACTGTATGGAACCCAGGGGAACGAGTCCTTTTCAATCGGGTTGGCCACCCACTGAAGTCCTTCGATCCGGCCGGACAGCTCCAACCGTTGACTCAAGAGGTTGGTGACCCAGAACGGTCCTCCTCGAAGACTCTCCATGGAAATGCGCGAGACTGCTGACCTTGCCCACACCTGCTCTCGTAGTAGCGTGACTGACTTCAAAGAGTACGCTCCCCGCATCTCCCATTTCCTCGGATGTGGCTCCGTACCGAAAAGACGGGGGAGCCGCTTCACAGGCCCCTGAAGCTCAACTGTGGTCATCGTTGATCTCGTGGAGTCAATCGGTGTCATCATCAATTCCTTGGGGCACGAAGTTGGTGGAGGACACAGGCGTCGCCACAGGTGATGTGCAAGGCTTTTTACTCTGCCTAGTATGAATCGTCCATGAGCTCCGTGTCGCCATGTAGAGGCGCGACGCTGAATCGCTTCGCGCGACGCAATACGCGGGTTGGCGATGGTCCCTTGGCGGAATCCCTGTGTTCCAACGGGGGAATGGACCGAGGGGACGACACGGGTGGCCACGCACTGTTGGCCTCGGATTGAGGCGCGAAGAAGCCGCTTGTCGGTGGGACATGCAGATGGCCCAGGTCCTGGCGACCCACCGGGCCTACTGCGGCCAACTGGGCATGAAACGCCATAACCTCCAGCCTACGTTCCGGGAATCGTCAGACTCGCTCCGGCCGCAAGCGGCCTCCACGAATCTGCCGATGCCCTCCACTCCGGCTTCCGGCAACGGCGTCTATGCCTGGGCGTTAGGTGCCATTCTCTCTCCTACTCACTGTCATACCCTGTTTGGATGGACTATCTGGACGTGCCGTTTCGACAACAGGTCGATGTAGCAAACAAGTATCGGCAAGTGGCACGGTGGGCTGTCGTGCCTACCTCCCTTTGCCGTGGTGAGCTGGCGATGTTGTCGTGCAAGGGTGGCGACTCGG